AGGATTCTTTGCATTAGTAGGTTTATATTGACTATGTTCTAATACATTATATTTTAAAGGTTGACCTGCATAATAAGCATATAAATCTCCTAAACTACCATAAGTTTCTTGTCTTCTATTACCTCCAGCTGCTTGAATACTGGCCCAATCCCACCAAGGTTCAAAATCTTCTCTTTGTTTAATTGGACCAGTAGATGTTTTTATTGGAAGAATAACTGGAGGTTTAACATACGTAGCATCAGCAACAGCTATACCACCTTGAGCACTAGGCATTGTTTTCTTTGCATAAGGTCCTTCTGAAGGAGCAGGACTATTCGTACGTGCGTATGTAAATCCTACAGAACCAGGAAGACTACCACCCATTGCAAACTGTCCACCCCATGCAGGAGAATAGTTTCTACCTACATTACTATATCCTTCTCCCACCCAATTATCTTGAGCAGAAGAACTTCCTTCATTAGCATTACCCCCATCATCATATTTGTCTAACCAACCACCATTCTTCATATTATTCTTTCCACATATATGACACACTGTTGCATCCTTCTTACTGGAATCTAATTTATTCCAGGAATGTCCACATGTGCATGTAATCTTATTAGCCATTATTTGTAAGAGATTTGACTAGGAGCCACTGTGAATTGAGAAGTGAGATGGGCATCACTTCTATTGTCTAGAATGTGCCTCACCTTAAGTTCTTTAGCTCTTAGTGGTTCCTTTTTAAATGATCTTTTTCCATAATCCATATTAAGCTGGTTTACAGCCTTATCCAGAGATAAACTATAGCAACAGCTAGTTACAAACAAAGGTATGGATTTATTCTTCACTAGTCCCCAGAATGTGTTATACTGGTAGAAATTATCTGACTTAGTGAATGTTATAGTTTTACTGTCTGCACTATATATAGGATATTTCATATATTCAGACATGTTATTCTTAGGTTTAGGAACAAGAGTGAGTATTCCTGAAGACTGTTGTCCATTATATAAGACAGCTTTGTTAAACCATCTGTCATCTGTTTCCACTTTAAGATTAGCATCAAACACCCCATCATTAGAAGGTAGGTATTTATATGCCTTAGTGTAGTCTTTTATGTTCTGTAATATCTCATCCTGAAACTGATACGCATAAGGATATTCCACTATATATGGATTTATCACATCGTAATAAATATTATATAATATAGGGTTTGTTAAGTGTCTCCAAAGAGAAGCTGTATCAAGTTGTTGATATTGAATAGCAGCTAGTTCATCTGGATAGATGGTGGTTATAGGGATTCTTATTTCACCCACACATTTACCATTACAACCTCCTACAGACTTAATAATAATCACTCTAGCCTCATCTCTTATTATCACTGAATATCCAGATATGAGGATGCTTTTAGGAATATCTGTTCCCAACACCTCTCCAAGATTATCAGAGATATCAAAAGGACCTGTACGTGATCCAGCTTTTGTTAACTTTATGACTATTGTTCTTGACATTATAGTATAGTGGTAGTTGTTGTTGTTGTTGAATAACAAGGATCACATTCTACATTATATGTACAAGTGGTTCCTAATGTTGATGTTACACCTGTAGGAATTATCTGTGAACCATATATTGAACATATATAAGTGGTTTCTCCAGAAATCAATGTAATAATTTGTGTATCATCATTACAATCTGAATATGTTACATCTTGATCTACACTTGTTGTATTATTAAGAGTGTAACAGAAACAGTTAGTACATCCTGCAGTTATGTATGTATATATTACATCTGTAGGAAGTGTAGGAGCTTCACATAAACATATAACAAAAGAGCCATCTACCTCTATTATTCCTGTACGTGTTTCTCCAAAACAACTTGTTACTGTAACCTCTTGTGGACAAATACCAGTGTTTGTTATTATATATGTATCGCAATTTGAACACAATGTAGTGGTTGTTGTTGTTGTACTTGTACTAGAAGTGGTTGATGAAGTGGTTGTAGTTGTTGATACAGGTCTTGGAGTGTTAACAATTACATTACCATCTAATGCACAATCAAGACTAGTGGTTGATGTACTAGTTGTTGTAGGTAGTGGTGGAAAAACAAGAGTGGTGGTAGAAGTGGTAGTTTGTGGAAGCACCTCTGCAGCTAAAGCTTCTATATCACATCCTCCATTAATTCCTGAATAGAAGAAGTTGTTCTCAGCTATATACCAATTTGGAATATAACTGTGGAAACTCACCCATGAATTAGTGTTTATATTAAATGACAAACTCCAAGACTTATTACAGAAGTATTCTACATCTGTTAGATAAACAAGAGTCCTCACTGTCACACCATTAATTACTTGCTGTAAATAGAAGTCTCTTTCAACCTCATCATATATTATATTCTTATTAAGAGGAATATAATCCAACTTAGTGAATATCACTCTGTCATACTTAGAATCATACACTCCATGTAACCCAAGTCCTTTGAAATGATTGTCAACCAATGCTTTAGGGAAATATCTTAAGATTTCAAATGAAAGGTGGTCTGTAAGGAATCTGTTCACACCACTTCCAAATGCTGATATATCTTTAGCACCATCTCCTCCAACAAGGAATATTTGTCCTCTTTTAGCATCAACAGTAACTTGTCCTTGAGGAATCTTTAATAAGAATTTATGTTGACTACCTACATATCCAAGATCTGTTTCTGCAAAATCCACAGGAGGAGCTCCAGTGAATAATGTAGGATTACCTATATAAGCAGCTTTAGGATTGCTAGTGTCAATTGTTAATAACGTATTATACAATAAACTCTTGTTCTCAAACCTAGCAAGAATTGCTTTATTCTGTATACCATCTAAAGAAGTGAGTTTTCCATAATTCTGTGGAAAATCAAATCTTGATATAGGACGATATATCAACCAGCTATTTACAGTGTCATCTGAATAGCTAACTTGAGGATCAGAATAAATTGCTCTAAATGGAAAATATGTTAAACATAAATCTTGTGTCCAATCTACAGGAAGATGAGAGAAATAGTTTTCTTTATTCTGCTTAGAATATGTAACATTATAATAATATGTATTGTCCTGAACAATAGGCACAAAGCTTTCTTGCACCCAATCATCAGGAATACTTGTATTTACATGAGGCCAGAAATCACCTTCTCTATCATTAAATGCTTGACGAAGATTGGTGTTAATGCTTGATTCACAATAGAAATTAGGAACACCATAAGCAAATAGATACATCTTACCATCATAATATGTTCTACCTGGATTAACTAATGGTGGTGCAGGAAGTTGACTATTTGGACAATCAAGATTATGAGCTTTTATAGAAATAAAGTTAGTTAGTCCATATCCATATATATCATTACTCAATACAGATCTTCCTGAATACCAGTATTTTGGATAGGCTATATTACCTATCTCATCATAGAATATATCTGAATCATCAGGAGCATTCACTCTATTATCTATAAAGAAAGGAAGCTTTGTTTTAAATGCAAATCCACTAATAAATGTATCTCCACCAAACACTGTTTTAATAGAAGATCCTGTATATGTATCAAGGTCTATTTGGAATCCTGTATCAATTGTTTGATATGAATACATTTGTCCCCATTGATTAATAAAGAGGTTCTTTAATGATCCATAATATGCCACCACTTGAATATCCTGTTGATTTCCTGGAATTAAACAAGCTCCTGTTTCACTTATTGTAAATCTTGAATAATCAGATATTAAACTGATTGTTCCAGATAATAGACTAGGGGTTTTATCTGGAAATGGTAGAGGATTAGTTGTATGATCTTCAGTTCTTAAATATACAGAAGACTCTCTATTCCAATTGTTTACATTATGCTCATCCCCAACACTCTGTACTCCTGGAATAAGATATTGAGCAAGATCAAGAGTTCTTTGTTTGATTCCAATACCATTAGCTACATTAGCCCAATAGTCATAACTAGCTATTGAATTAAATGAATATGTATAATTCTTTCTAGTGATACCATTTATATAGATTTGCAAGTAGGCCTGATAGGCTGTAAACATTGCTGTTGGATTCATTGGACTAGTAAAGTTAGCAATACCATTTGAAGCTTTAATTGCATCATTTTGAGCTTCAGCTGTAAGAAGCTTATACATAGCATGCTTCTTCACCTGTACAAAATGTGCTTTTCCAGCACCAAACATTACATTTTCAAGCTTAAGAATGTTTCCTAAGAATGGTTGTCCAAATGAAGTTTCTGGTGAATTAAAAACATATCTATATCTTGAACCATCATCAAATCCTTCAAGTTGTCCTCCTACATCACTATCACCACAATTAGGAGCAGTGGCTGGAGGAGTTATTGTTTGTAATAAATCAATATCATATGACTTAGCTCCATCTGCTCTAATAGGTTCAGTTAAAGAAAGAATATCATCTTTTGAAGAACATGCCCAAGGCCAAGCACACACCCAAACTATAGATACAGCATCTGGATTCCTAGGATCAGTGTAAGTAAAATGAGCACCTCTTCTAATACTACCCACTGTAATTCTATATATATTATATCTAGCAAGTCCTATAAATGTAGTGGTACCATTATTTATAATAATTGGAAAAGATAGAGAACATAAATAATGAGTTCCTGAATTTATAGCATAGATTTCTGTTGTAATAATATTAGTGGTACAATCTAAATATTGTATTTCTACATCTACAGGAGATGCAGGATTTACATCAATTCTATATGTTTTACAGCCTTGAAAGAAAGCATTACTTTCTTTTAATATAAATGGATCTTCTCTAAGATCATTATATGGATAGTTCGGATAGTAATAATCTGTTTCATCTCTATTATACTTACCAACATTTCTAAGAATACCCTTTCCTGTTATAGACTTATTTGTACTTCTATCACCTCTCACTATCTTAAATCCAACAACATCAGCCTTTTGTGAATCTGTAAGATTTGAATTAATAATAAGCTGTGACACCTGAGAAACATCTAATTTCACTCCTATTGGAAATACAGCATCATTCTGTATCATTTTCACTTCATACTTACCACTAACAATTGTAGGAACAGCACTTTCAAATATAGGAGAGACTAATACATCAGGGAATTTGTGGTGTCTAATAGGTTGGTTAGCAAGAGCTCCCCAAACATTATCATTACAAGGATAGAGTTCTGTTGATTCCCAATAAGCGAAATCACCATATTCCCATTCTCCTTTATATGCAGAATTATTGGATTTACCTGGAGAATCTGATAATTTTACACCTGTATTATATATCTTCCAATAAGGAGATGTATTAGTGGCAGGATCAGGTTCTCCTATAAAATCAGGATTTGTAACACTCACTGGAGTTTCATCAGTGGCTTGTACTATTCTACCTGGAATATGAAATCCATCAGTTTGTTTACCATTCTTAAGAAGGAATACAATCTCAAATGCATACACTTCATCTCTAAGATAACCTCTTAGATTAGTGGCATTTAACTCATTAGAGTAGTTTTGATCAGCTGGTATTCTATAGGATTGCCACTGAAGAGTTATTTGACTAGCTATCTCTTGATAGTTAATCCTATCTATAGATGTAAGATTGTCCCATACAAGCACATCTTGTACAGCTGTAAGATCTTGAGCAATTTCATAATAAGGAAACTTCTCAAATATATCTTCTATTGATAGTCTTATTTGTGTTTGATTCTGACCAGTGTATGTAACTTGTCTGCTATTATCATCAATAAAATATGTACCCACTAATTCAACAGATGCAATATTATTTATTGTCTTAATTACAGCTAAATTAAAATATTTAAAATATCCTGTTACATCTATGTTATTGACATTCAATACAATAGATCTACCTACAGGATAATCAAAATTGAGAGTGGTGATTTGTGTATTAGCAATAGGGGTGGGATTTGTGACAGAATAATAGGATGTATATCCATCTCCTATAGAGTCACAATATTGTATTGCAAATTGATATGTTCCAGCTTTTAATTCTCCACCAGTGGTAATATCTACCACTTCTAGTTCAGGGATATTAAAGTTTGGTTGTATTTTAAGCTTGTTACAATCTATCACTGGTATGAGTTGATTATCACAAACTCTTGTACCAGGCTTTGTTGTATATACGCTATCTATATGATCTAAGTCTAAATATCTTCTAGGATTGAGTCCATCTGTCCAATAAATCTCTGTAGTACAATTAGTTATCTTATGTACCACTTTATGGATGGGATAGTCTATATTAAAATTAAGACAAGGAGCACTCACGTATGTGCGATAGATGCAATCATTATTTTCCATGTAACCAATCTCACTATCTCCTGTATCAGGATTAACTAGAAAGAATACATGCTTTGCTTTCTCATTAATAAAATGTGTACCTATTAAATGAAAGCCTGTAGGGAAAGTTACACATAGCTCATTCCCTGGCTCATTCTGATAGTTAACAGAATTAGCATCAAAGTTTTCAACAGCAGCATTTAGGGCATATGAAACAACTCCTTTCTGAATCTGATTATTAGTCTGATCCATGTTCATTCCCAACCTACCTAAATTATATTCTGGTGTTATATTCCCACCTTGTTGTTGTTCAGCCATTTATATTAATTATTTCTTCTCCACCCATATCTATTAGTTCTATTGGGTAGTTCGTACATATTAAATCTATTCAAGTCTTGTTCTATCCTTCTTTGCTTAGCGTATACATCTTGCTTCTTAATTTCAATATCTGCCATGATGAATGCTTCATCTGACAATTGTTTGTAATACGCAAGCTTTTGTTGTATCTGTTGAAAGGTTTCGTCTGTTAATTGATTAGACAGAGTTTCGAACACCTTGTATTTAATAAATGCTTCAATATATTCCCTAATACGAAAGTTGTCTGGAATCATTTGATTACCACCACCATCATATTCTGTAGCATAAAATATCAAATGCACCACTCCATTTCTGAAATTAGTGACAAACTTGTTATCTCTAATATCAAATGAATCTGGTGCATTACTGCCAAAATTTGCACAATCTAATGTGCAATTTCCCCTTACAGAGATATTTCCTGGTTTCAGGAGATATTGCTTTGTAAAGGTTTGTGTCATTTCATTATTAGTCTTGTAAACAGCTTGTATGATTTCAGGAAGACATCCTGAACAAGCAGCTTGATTACATACAGAACACACTTGACCACCAACAGTGAGAGGGCTCACTTGAATAGTGGTTTGTCCATTAGCTTGAGAATAGAATGAATTAGCTGTTTGATAGGGGAATCCTGCTGCTGTTGTACAAAGCCAAGCTTCTCTAACAGCAAAAAAGTTATCAGGAAGTCTAGCCTCAAAGTTATCTATGAAAAGACCATTCTCACTAATTACATATGTAGCTCTTCCTAGCTTTCTTAAACATTTGTCCAGATATGTAGGAAACATTAAATCATCAACAGCTCCTGTATCAAAATAGCTTTTAAGCTCTTCTTTTACAGTGGAATAAACTACCTCAGGGCTTATAAAATTATATTTGTAATAATAGCTCATAATCTTACATTTTTTAAATCTTTTCTAACTTTATATTCAGGAGAACTTCTACGTTCTGTTATTTTTTTACTCATACTATGACATGTTGTTTTACTTTTTCCACTCTCTGTAGAGATGCTGATATTTATCATCAGCTCGTATGTAATGAGAAAGGAGTCTGGAAGTTGTTCTTGTGGGTTTGAAGTACCAGAGATGAACATTCTTCATTCTTGTACTCTCTTTAAACCAAAACCATCCAAAGAAATAACCCTCTGTATGGAAATTAAAATTGTAGATTCTTTTACCTTTCTCTCTGCTTTTCTGCCAGTCTATTGGGAGATTTACAAACTCATCATTAATTCCTGTTTGTCTTTTCCTCTTCTTTTTATTAACAGAGAACTCTCCAAACCCATAGGGAAGTCTTGCTCTCTCTCCAGTTTCTAGAATATATTCTTTGAAAGACTCATTGAATGTATAAATCACATTTCTCCACTCATCAAATGTGAGCTGTATTGAAGGATTCTTTTTACAGAAATTGTTGTAGTTTTCCTTACTTGAGCTTCTCCAATCAATCTTTATACGCATTATTGTTTACTCACTTGGTCATCCTTATTATCACTAGTCTTATCATCATCAATTTTGAAATATGTAGACAGTAACTTTTGAGATGTTAGCTCTAATGCCTGTTTTTCTAAATATCCAGGGAGAGCATACGGTTTATCTAATGGGTTTATACAATACTCTTCATCAGTGACATTCTTTCCACAATCACAATCTTGAGAATAGAGCAGCTCATTTGGAACATCTTGTTCAAATAAAGCAGCTATTCTCACAGCTTTAAGAAGAGGATTGCTTATATACAAATAGCCATTAGCTATCCAATAGTATTCCTCATTCTTTATAATAGGAAGTTTTATTAGATTGATGTATCTATTGATTGTGATTTCTTTTATTTTCTTACCTATACCACTCATAGCGTTTATAGAATAAACACCCTGAATCAGATATTGGTAGTTTCCTTCAGCTATCCTTGGAATCTTAATTCTTGTTCTAGCTACAGAACAAGGATCTACAAATTCACAACATTCAGATATAGGCACTTCTATAAGTTCCATACATGGAATAGTTGTAAATAATGTATCTGTAGCCCAAAGCTTTCTAAGATTAGTTTCTCTCTTAACAAGTAGAAGAGTGTTGTTTCTAATTTCAGAAGCTATTACTCTATCCGTTATTAAATTATCAGTTGATAATAATTTATGCATACTACGAACATCACTTACTAATTTTCTTAATGTTGACATGTTTATATTCTTTCTTCAAACTCAGCTATTTTACCCTTTGTAGGATGATACACTAGGGCTAAGCCAGCTCTTATATTATTAACATAATTGTGATCTAAATGCCATCTATCTACACCAGATAAACTAGGCATTTGTTGTATTCTAACACCCTTCACTTCTTTAGCCATATAATGGTGTTTATCTCCTGTATGAACTTCTCTATATGTAGCATTCCCAAATTCTGAGGCAGTTTTACCTGTAGCAAATACTAAAGGAAGGTCATCTATCTTACAGTTCCCATGATGATATCCAATAAAAGTGTTTCCTAATATAGTGGATTTAGTTGTTGAATGTTCTCTTTGGAAAGATATATCTTTGTCATTCCTGAAGAACACCTCAAGGGCATGTGCTAGATAGAAAGATTTAGTTCTATCGTGATTCCCTTGTACAAGAATGACCTCTAGTTTATGGCAGTGATTCCTTAAGAAATCAATAGCCTTAACCAGTAGGTCAAATCCATATTCATACTCATTATCATATCCCACCAAAACATCCTGAGGAGTACCATTGGTTGTAGTATTGTGATAGTTATCTGTGTGGAAAAAGTCATTTGAAATAGGAAAAACTATCTTGTTTATTTCAAAGCTTCCCATCACCTTCTCTGTAAGGCCCATTAGAGTGCCTAGAAACTGTTTCATCTTATCAACGATAGTTTCACCCTCTAAGGTCTTTTTAGCCAAATGGAAGTCAGCTATTGACATCTCAACATCAATCTCCCCACCCACATGCTTCTTCTTACCTGGACTAACATATTTTGGTTTATATTCACCTAAGAACTTTGTAAAGTCTTCTAGTGTATAATCTGTTGGTTTTCTGAGAGTTGCAAACACTGAAGAGGTAAACTTACCATTACTCTTCATTTTTGTCCAATAGTTAGCAATCTTATACTTCTCTAGATTAATCTTGTGCAACTTAGCTAGTTCCAAATCATCTTTTGGTTCATAGCTAAGTTCAATTGTACTTTCCATTGAGCCAGACTCAACATTCACTCTAGTGTGATATTCACCTATTTCATCACTATCTTCCTCATCATTATTCTTTTTCCTAAGCTCTGATAAGAGCAAATCAACTTCTGATTCAGATATCCCAAGTGTTTCAGCATAGTATTTTTTGCTTTTCTTACGTACAAGTAGCTGTTCTAATTGAGATAACAAATTAGAAAAATTCGTCATATAATAGTATTTAGTTCAAATTGAGTTAAAGATACAAAATAATTTTTATATTTACCAAATTAATTTAATAATTCTGGTTATATGCAATAACTTATTTAGTTATAAAATAAAACTCCCAGGGGTAGAAACCCCCAGGAGGTCCCTGTAAAACCAACAAAACAGGGTTTTAATCTTTTATTAAACGTACAGAGAATCCATCTATCTTATCATATACCGTCCTGAATAGGTAACTACTGTTATAGTTCATGTAACGGTACCATGCTGAAGCACCAACTCCACTTGCACTCCACCAGAGTCCGTAGTTCCCAAAATCGAGGAATGTACCATCAAAGTAACGGAGGCCACCTGGTAATCCAGTAAATCCAGTAGTGTTTGTTGCACCACTATTTGGAACATTCCAATGGATAGTTCCAGTTTCTTTCAAAGGTCCACCAGCAATTGGTTCTCCACCTAAAAAGGTTGTTAAAGTGATCCATTCTGCATCTGTTGGAACATGATAACCAACTGGTGCTAATCCTCTCACATCATTAACAGCATACCAGTTGTACAATCTTCCATAAGTTGCAGCATTAGCAGGATCATTATTATAATAACACCATGCTCCTGTTGTTAATGCTACCCAAGCTGTAGGATCAGTTACTTCAGGAATAGGATCTCCATTTCTATAAGTGGTAACACTTAAATTACATCCTGTCCATATTTGAGAATCTATTGTAACATCAGGAAGTGAACATGTGGTTGTTGTGGTAGTTGTCATAGCTGGAAGATCAATGTAATTTATACAAGCTCCAGCAGACATAATTCTTACCATTGTTGTGCCATTAGGAACTACATAAGATGTATATCCTGCAACTAGGTCAATCTTTAGAACTCCCACCTCAAAAGCTGATATATATCCATCAACATTTGAATATAGATTAAAAGGTCCTGTATCAGTTCCAGCTGTAGTTAATGTAATAATTAGTATCATTGGTTTATGGTGCTATGGTTATTAGTATATCATTTGGTGGTGGTATTGCATTTAATGTAGCAAGAGCTAATGTAACTGCAGGACCACCAGAGGTTGTACCACATAAAGTTATTGCATTATCAAATGATGTTGTTACTGTCCAACTAGTGGCTGCTAAATTTATAATCAATTGATCAAGCTCAGCAGTTGGTATAAAATATGTTCCTCTATCAGCAGTGGGGTTTACAATACAAACATTCATATTAGGATGCCATACACTAGATGCACTATATGTATTAACATGATGATTACCATATAGAGAAAACTGTGTTAAATTAGCCTTTGGCATAAAATGAATATCTCCTGTAATTCCAGATAAATCAGATGTGCCTCCTCCTTTAAAACTAATATAAAATCTTATAAAGTTTGAATGTATAGTTGCAATATCACCATATAATGTGCTAAATCCTCCATGGAAGAATCTAACACAAGTGGAAGGAATTGTTGCAATATCTCCAGTTATAGTGTTCTCACCACGTACTATCCAATAAGTTGTAGATGCTGGTATATCCATTATATCACCATATAGGGTGTTTAAACCAGACACTGTTATTGTTATTAAACTACTTGGTAAATTAGCTATATCACCAGTTACAGTGTTACCTGTTCCTGGAGGTGCTAACGTTTCATCATTCTCAAGTGATAATGTTGTCAAAGCTGTACTACCAGTTAAACATGATATATCACCACTTGGACTACTATATCCTTGAATTACAATACGTTGCATGCTTGAATTAAAATTACAAATTGAACCAACAACTGTATTTAATCCTTTTAAATCAAATTCAACTAATGTAGTGTATGTAGAAAATTCACTTAAATTACCAGATATAGTGTTTCTACCTCCAATTACTATTCTAACTATCTGAGTATCAAATGCTCCAGGAAATGTTGATACATTTCCAGCAATTGTATTTAATCCATCAATTCTTAATAGAGTGAGTCCTGTTGGTAAATCTATTATATTTCCTGAGAGCAAGTTAGCTTCAGCTCCTAGAAGTGAAATTTTAGTTAGCGTACTTGGAAGATCAGCTATATCTCCTGTAATTTGTCCACGTAAGCTATAAAGTGTATCTAGATTTGTTGGAATTTGTAAAGCTGTAGAATTTAAATTCCAACTTATATTAGTGATAGATTCTAAATTTACAAGCTTTGTAAGCTCACTACCTATAAGAGTTACACTTCCTGTAGTAAATGATTGACCAGCTATACCACAATTTAAAGATTTTATTAATTCAAGACTTATAGCTTTAATCTTAATTGTTCCTGTAAAAGGAGTGGCATATATATGATCATCAATTGTATTAAAAGTTTTTGATCCAGTGTATAAAATCTGAGTGCCATCACCATAATCAATCATCCATGGTATAATAGCTTGATTAGGTGTATATGGACTACCCCAAATTGTAACTTGTCTAGGATTGAATCTATCAATACCAACAGCTTGAAGATTTAAAGTTGGCCAACAATCTGTATCATCTTGACAAATATCTGTTCCAGATGTAATATTTACAGTTCCACCAACATGTGTAATAGAACTTGTATATGTACATACATTAATTGTAACATCTGTAAATGTAAATGTATTTGTTCCTCCACCAAAGATTGACCAACTCACTATTGATGTACCAATAATTTCTATTGTGTTACAAACAGGAAGTGATAAATCTATTGTTACAGAATTATTACAAATCAGATTATCAGATTGTACAGTAATACTTGTAGTTGCAGGATTTGTAATAACTACATTTACACCAGCTTCTAAAGTAGTTTTAAGAACATTACTTAAAAGAGGTGCATGACCTGGTTCTTCATAGATATCAAAAGGACCAGTGAATGGACTAGATGATGTTAATGTTACTGTTACTATATAAGACATATTATTATTTATTTTTATATTTCTATTTTATACTGTACAATCTATATCATCTGTACAACTTGTTCCTGTTATTATACTAGATGTAGCATTTGTACATACACTACTAAAACTATTTTCTTGAATACATCTAGCATATACACCCTCAGTTAATGTTTCTATCACTTGGTCACCATAACAATTAAAATATGTAATTTCACAAGATCCTCCACGATTTGTTTCTGTAATTGTAATTTCAGTACATAAACATGGACTACATGCAAAAATATATTGTGATGTGTCACATGCATTTCCTATTGTCCATGTAACTCCTCCAGGTGTATCAGTGAACGGATCTTTTCCACAAACTCTAAGTTTATTACCAATGCCTCCAGGAATCACTGCATTACCAAATCCAGGTGCACCAGGACAAACTGTCCAGTTTACTAAAACTGGAAAAGTACTTGAACTAGTAAATTCTATACAAGCACAATCTATACAACATCCAAGATTTGTTAATGTTAAAGTGCTATGTGCTATAGGTTCATAACTTACATCTGCACAGAATGTTAAATCTGTTGTACTTCCTGCATGAAAAACACCATTACAATCATAATATGTATAATCATTCAAACTACCTGCTAAATTATATCTTTCACAAGCACATGTTGTTGTGGTTGATGTGGTACTAGTAGATGAAGTGGAAGAAGATGTTGTTGTTGTTGTAAATATTTCTAAACTAAATGTAAAATCACAAGTGGCAGCAACACAACCATCATCCACTTCTATCACTTGAACTATTGGTCTATCAGGAAGAGAATCTTCACAAGCACAAATTTTTACTGGTGGTGATCCTGCAAATATACCAGGTACAATAACTGTTATAGGATTTCTATCACAATCATCAAAATTAAATGTAACATCAAAATCATATTGAGTGTTTATGAGTGCATATGTTTTACATACACAAGGAATTGAACATCCTTGAGATATAAAACTTATTGTTACATCACAACTTGAAGTTATAGATGCATCACAAGCACAAACATATAAACTTTGTCCTGCATTAATAGTGATTTCTGTCCAGCAAGGAGTTATACCACTACAATCAATAAACTTAACCACCTCTTCATAAGTGGAGTTATTAGTGAGTTGGTAGGTTCCACAACCAAAACATATAGGATGTAATGTTGTAGAAGTGCTAGTTGTGCTTATTACACAATCTTGTATATAATCACAATCTATACATTGCTGTATAATTTGTGTACAAAATAGATTAAATATCTCTGTATTATTAATTAATGTATCAATAATATTCTGAACTAGATTTACACCACATAAAGCACTGTCTATCTTTTGAAGAATGAGAGACATATTATCACATGTGTGTACATCTATACATGGAAGATTAGGTCCTGTATAGAAGACAAGGTCTGTGCTAGTTTTAAATGTTGTGCAAGGATCAAGTCCACAACCTCTTGGATAAGTGGTTTGTGTATGACCAAAACATGGAGTTCCTGGAAGACAAGACATCTATATTGATTTTAGAATATTAAGGAATGTACATTATGTAATAACAAGCTATAGCAGGTTGGTTATTAGCATGAGCAGTGCCTCCACCTGTATAAGATATTGCCACTGAAGTATCTTGTGCAGCTGGTTGACAGGCTGCTATATTAGTAAAATAAAATGCTGTTTCACCTTGATCTTTATCTCCACCAGCAAATCTAATAGTATTATTATTACTCATATTATCTCCTCCTGTTATTCCAAGTATGTCGTGAGTGTGTGTGGGATTAGTAACAGTGGCTGTGTGAGTGTGATTAGGCATTTGCAACTCAGTGAGAGTAATGCTATTCAATCCAGCTTTTGTATATAATGAGTAACTTGGATTGAAACCTCCAGGATTTACAGCAGCATCCATTCCTGAACCATAAGTGACACCAACACCAATTCTACCTCTTTTATCAGGAGTGCCATTTTGACCATTACATAAATATATATCTTGCCAATAATTTTGTCCTGCTCCTGTTATATCAAAAGAATCTCCTATAGCAGGATAGTTTGATAGAGGACCATAATATTCCACCACTGTATAAGGAATCATTTTTCCAGATGCTGTATCAGTGGATGGAAGAGAATTTAGATATGCTTGAATAAGAGTGTTTAAATCAGCTAGTTTTACATAGTTTGTATCTATGTCTATAGCTAATGCTGTAAGAGCAGCATCCACTTGACAAAGCTTATGAATAACAGTTTGTACAATAGTGTGTGTATCAGAATTAACAAATACACCAGGAAGACAATCTATATCATAATTAGAATTAAGAGTGGCAAGAGCTGCATCTATTATATCAATTTCTCCTTGTATTTCACAAGTGGCAGCCACTAAAGCTTGGAATAGATTAAGAGCATTAACATCTTCACAATCAGGAAGATACTTACTAACAATATCACAATACACTGTAGGATCAAGGGTGATTTTAACACCACTACCATCTAATGTAGCTCCTAAGAATGTGATTAAAGCTTGTTCCACATAAGACAGGGAATCTCCTGTTTTGATTCCAAAAGCAGGAACATCAACACCAGTATATCTTACACATTGGTCTGATATAATATCAGGACAACCGTTATAACAATTTGAGCAGGGCATTTATTTAAATTTTAAAAGTTTTACACGACTGGCTATCATACTAATAGAATAGTGGATAGCATAATCAGGATTGCAATATTTGAATGTAAGTATTCTTCTGTAGTTTAACAGGTCAGTCATTACAGCACCTTTTGCTGGTAAGTTCAGAGAGAACACAATATTATTATATAGATTGGAAGCAAGTTCTGCTAGCTTATTATCAATATCAGCTAATAGAGCAGGAATGCTAGAACATTCTATACAGTTCGTAAGTCTTGGTGATAACATGTTTAAATTTGTTTACTCCTTGTTTCAACTTTCCATTACAGTATGAACAAAGACCATTAATCAATTGACATCCACAGCCAACTTTAGCTCCACATGATTTACATTGTGCCATATTAATAAAAGTTATTTACAAAATTAGTACCAGAACAATAGCAATTGTTCTTTATAAAATTGTCAAGCATTCTGCTTGCTTGTGTATATAATGTATTAGCTTGGTCTATAGCACATGTATTAGCAGCAGCAATAGATCCTTGAATAAAGAAATATACACTATTTAAATCCACCTTCTGTTGCATTTTAATAGCTCTATCACATTCCATCATATCAAGCTTCATAAAAGCTTCATCAAATCTTTCTTGTAATCTGTCCACTCTCATTATGTTCTTTTCTACAAAATTCTCATAAGCTGGTGATACAGAATACTTTATATAATATACTCCATCAGGAAGTGGAACAAGTGGTTCACCAACTTGTGTCATTCCAAAGGAAGCAGAATTAAATATGTTAAAATCGTTTATTGTGAAAGGAAGACTAACTATGCCATATGTAGGAATGTTTATCTCTATGGTGGGAGCTGTTACAAGAGGACTTGTAGGGTAGGTAGATGCATCAGCAATCCCTAATGTAAATGTATTATATGTAGGAACTACTAAAAAATCTAACTTTAATGTTGTTGACATATTATTCTAAATAATAATGCCAGAGGATTCTGAGTTTTAATCCTCTCACCCCCTGGCATTGGTTATATGATTATTTCTCTTTATTAAGGAATCAGCGTGCTAGTTGATGAAGTAGTAGGCCATACAGTGGTAGTAGTTGATGTAGTAGTTATACATGCATTATCATCAAGAACAGTACCAAGAGCAGCTTCTAAAACAACCTGAATAGCAGCAGATATACCACTAACAGTAGCATTAGGAGCAGCAACGATCACCATGCTATCTTCCATGATATAATCACCCCATTGATAAGCACTCTTATCATACTCATTAAATTTAATGTAATAAGTATCATAAGTGGTACCTGAGTTAACCCAGCTTTCAAAATTCTCGTTATAACCAACCATCCTGTAAAGATGCTTCAAATAACCAGCTTGATAGCTGTAGTAGTTTTTCTCTAATTGTGCAATCTCTTCAGATGTACCAGTTGGATAGCTAGCACGTTGTGTAATTTCAGCAGTTGCAACAATATTACATTTGTCAGCAACAATGAAATCAGCAGTAGTAGCTGGACCAGAATAAACGAAAGTACGGAAGTACATTCTGTCATATTCAAAAGGGAATGCAGCAACATCACAAGGTTGACCATACTTAGTTAGAGGTTTACCAGAGATGCGAAGAATAGCATTATCATCATTACCAATTCTTTGGAATTGATAGAATGTGCTAAAGCTAATGTTGTCAGGGTTGTTACCTGGAGCACGTAGTTCAAGTTTGAAGATTAACTCATCAATCAAAGCAGGAACATCAGTGTTCTCACAAGGATCACCACCACAATCGCAGCAAGGAGCTTGAACTGTAACAGAGCGTGTGAAACCATTGAAATACAATGTGTCAATGTAACTAGAATGAGCACGAAGTGTAAGAGTGATGATATCACCACATTTCACTGTGAAATTAGTTACATCAGTTACTTGGTTTACAGGAGTAGGACAACCACTCACTTTGTACCATTCAGTAACATTAGATCTACAAGCACCACCTTCTACACATCCAGCAATTTTGTCTGAACGTTTAGATCCTTGTAAATAAGTGTTTGTTCTACCTTGTGCAAGATAGAAATAAGGAGCATTTGCAATAGTGACATTTGTTGCAGCATAATAATCATTCAGGAAAATCCCGAATTGACCAGCTGTAAGGTTCTGCGTAGAGACAGAGCTAGGTAAACTTGTTTGACCTACTGGCACCACGAAGAGGGTAGTTAATGAAAAATCAGCCATTTTTATTTATTTTAATTGTTAAAAAACTTATTCATTTGTCTGTATTCTGTACTGAGCACTTTGAACAGCAGACGCATTTTCTGTGTACATTGCAAGATTTTGAACTGTTAGGTCTAGAAGTTCATCTTCCAGATATGTTTCTAATTCACAATCTTCATTGAATGATGGTTGACCATCAAGCATTATATATCCCACTTTATTTATGTACTTGGGATATCTCATATACATTATATTTATAGTTTTAGGAATAAATGTCCCATCTGTAAATATACTTATTTCATCAGAGGATATGAAGTTAAAGGTTTCTTGGTATTCAAACGATGGTCTGTAATGTGTGTTGGTCAAACAGAATTGAAGATCACCATGTTTTGCAAGATCCCTATTAATCCAAATCTTTCTATCCTTACATCTTCCTTTATCAGCAATTACATAACTATCTACATAGAACATGTATGTTGGTACAAGAAGATGAATATTTGCTCTCCACTGATTTAATTCAGGATTCATTAGAGAAAGATCTAATGGTTGGTTATTATATGAAACCACCAAACTTTGAAGATCTTCATATCTCTTTTTAAAGGCATCAAGTCCTAATCCAGAGACAGTATTAATTCCATCAACCTTTTGTTTTATCAGCTTGATTTGAGCCTCATTGAGAGCTAAAATCTTATCTTCTAGTTGAATTTGCTGATGATCATTTGTTGATAGTTTATTTAGTTTCTGATCTATTTTATATAATAAACTATCTACAGGTATCATACAGAAGCAAGTTTTTTACTTTTCAGTTTTCCTTCCAATGTTAATAGTTGATCTTGATTATCATCATCAGCAAGGAACTTAATTAAATCATCCTCATCTTTAGCTATTTCAAATTCTCCTTCATAGATTTTGCCACTAGGCTTAGCTCTATATATGGAGTGTATAATTGCTTGTTTAACAAGGTCTTTAATATGGAGTAAGTTTTCTTTCATATCAGCAAACCTATTGAACACTTCTACAGGACTTAATCCCTGGAATTTACCAGATTTCATCTCTGTTTGTTTCAACATGTTGTCCACTTGATTATAAACTGATTCTTCTTTAGTTTCATCAGTTACAGGAAGTCCTAGCAATCTAGCCACCTTCTTTCTTTTTTCAGGAGTCATTTGTTCAAACTTCATAATAGCTTTGTTAATAAGCTGTTTCTTTTTGAACATCACTGCATTCTCAATCTCATCATCTGCTACATAGAATTGTATATCAGCAGCATATTCACCACGCTCCCAAGCTTGATAGCTAGAAGCAATTGTTGGATGCACTCTAAGCCAGCAGAAAGCTAATTCCTGAAAAGGAACACTAAGATCGAAAAAGTTATCACCATCTAATAGTTTGACAGATTGCACATGTGCAGTGTCTTCTGTTGAAGTGGAAAGTCCATAGTTCCAGAAAGCAGAACGAGGTCCTAAGTCAATACTTCCAAGTGCTAGTTCTAGTTTTTCTTTTAGAGCTGTTACACGTTCAACTTCCATTTCTTTTTCCAGAGGATCAGAAATCCTACGAATGTAAGAAGCATTTGGATCAAGTCCTGTTCTATAATGACCATCCAATTCCTTGTAAGGATATTTGAATACTCCTGTACCAGGAATTCTTGTAAGTCCTCTTCTAGAAAGACCACCTTGCATTGTTTGCAATTGAGAGTTATTGAACTCTCTTTTAATCGTTGAGATTTTACCTATCTTACCCATTATTTAGTTTATTTGGTTTAAAAAATTAACTTACCCATATGTAGTTATTGCAGAGTGGCACCATCGAAGATAAAGCAGATACACATATAATGTACCTCTTCACTCTGTATTTAAGAGGAGCTCCCTGTGGTGGGAATGTTTGGGGGAGCTCTTCTTGGTAGGTTGCATACAGCCTAAGCTGTATATTATTAGAATTGTGGAATCTCCTCGATAAGAACTGTACGAGAAAGATCCTCGATGAATACATCACAACGGTCTTTCATCCAAATCTCATATCCTGGGAATTTGTTAGCACTTGACATACCCTGAGATTTAGCAAAACCTAAGTGGTGACGAGTACCATCAATATATCCCCAAGTCATAGAAGGAGCACCTTTCATACGTACTTCACGAATGTTATTAATCATTGAACCATCGCTCATAGGACTAACATCAAATACCATGAATACAGGTGTAGACTTCTTGTTCTGTCCAAACTCTAAATTAGATTGTGGAAGATCAAGTTCTTTCAAGTGAATAAGTTCAACACGACCAGTCTCACGTGTAACCATTGCATCAAATGCAAAGTTGTAAGTGATATGTTGACCTTCTCCTTGCATGTAACGATTTCCAGAATCAGCCATGAAGGTAAGACCGCTGTTTAAAGCGTCATTCTTCAAAGCTTGTTGGAACACATCAAATCCAGCTTCATTAGTGTACATTTTCACTTTACGATCTTTAACATCCACCCTACGGTAGAAAAGATCACCAAACACAGAACGAATCAGGTTTGCAGAAAACTCACCACGATTATATTGTACTAAGTTACCATTGTTACGCATTCTGTGGTAAACACCAGCAGATGTACGCTTCAACTCTTGCTTAGAACCATTACTTTTAACAGTACCTGGTTTAGACCAAATCATACGTTTAACTTTCAACTCAAGCATTGATTTACGCATCCAGAACTCAATGAATGGTTCCCATTTAACATCATTACGAGTTAAAGGAAGTTGGTTTCTACGCTGAGGAGCATATACCAATATATCCAAAGGTTTACCAGAAGCATCTCTCATCATCTTATCATCAGCCCACTCAGTGATCTTGTGCTCATAACCATATGCAGAACCTAAAGATTCAAACATTGTGATTTGCTCACCTAAACGAGGAAGACCTAAAAGATCTTGATCAAATTCACCAATAGCAGCATCAACTAGTTCAAGTTCAATACCAACTTGTAAGAAGGTAGAACTAACGAAATCAACTGTTGGATTATCAGTCACCAAAGTGAATGAATACAACCAACCCATGTTCCAAGGAACTGGATCTTTGATAACGTAGAAACGAGGACCATATTGACGAGAACCTACAGAAACAATAGCATTCTTAGAAAACTCATTAGTATCAATAACAAGAGAAAACTCTTGACCATCAATACCTGGTTTAGAAAGATCCATTGTTGATGTTGGAATGTCAACAATTTTAGGGAATTTGTAAGGAACAGCTACTTGCCATTTCCAAGCATCACTATTATTATCAATGTAATAAGGTGTGCTTTTGTTAATCATGTCTAAGAAATCATTGCTATACAATGAGCTCTGAGTGTAGAGACTAATGATTTTTTTATCATAGTCAGCAGGTTCAGTGCTGTGAAAGCTTTCTAGGTGATTAGAGTCTGTAAGTTTACCTACAGCACGCTTATCCATAGAAGCAACACGAGCATACGTGAAACCAGTTAAGCCTGGGATTGTTTGAATTGCCATTTTTTATTCTTTTTTAAAAATTTAATTGATTATAAAAACCAGGAAGATGAAGAAGACTTATTAGATCCTGATGATTTAACACCAGATTTTGTAACTTGTCTAGCCACCTCACTGAATAATTTATCTGACTTTTTAGATATGCCTGATTTCTGAATGGTAGATAGGGTTGGGTCTTTTTCAAGGATTTTCAAGAGCAGTCCCACCTTCACTTTCATTTCATGATTCTCAGGTCTTTTTAGTTCCAGGATTGTTCTGTCAAAATCTGTTAAGGTTTCTCCAGAAGCTGTTTTATATTTATCCACTAGCAAGAAGTCCTGTAGCTCATTTGCTAATGTTGGATTGATGGGAATACCATCAAATTCCTTTCCTTTTAGTTTTTCCTGTAGAACAGACTGAACATTGCTTACATACATGTTACGAATGGCAGACTTTTGTTCTAGTTCTCTTTGTGAATTCTGTTCAAGTTGTTGTATCTTAACAGCCTCTTTTTTCACTAACACTTTATGATGCTTTTGAGCTACGCTCTCTAGATCACCATAGTTTTTCAATCTTTCTATTTCTGTATTTATATCTTCAGGCTCATATCCATTATCATTAAGAGCTTGTTTGATAATAGCCATCTGATTAGTTTCATCTGATAAGTCCATTTCAGCAAAACTCTGTATACTATTAAATACACCAAAGTATTCTTTAGGATTAACACCCTTTACAAATATGGCTTCAAATGCTTGTTGATAGTCTTCACCAAATTGTCCTATGAAGTTTTGTACCACTTCAACAGCTCCCTTTTTCTTTTCCTCTTGAAATCTCTCAAGGAACTTTTCAGGACTGCTTATGTCTAAATCTTCTTCATCATCATTATCTCCTTTAGAGAACACTCCAAGTTTGAATAGGTCATTAGAAAGAGCTTTGAACCTATTAGATTCAACTTGTTCTTCTGTAAGTTCTTCATCTTCCTCAGTGTTAGCTTCAGGAGCAACTTCTTTTGCAGGAGCAGCTTTATCTTTCTTTGCTATAGGAGCAGGTGTTGCTTCTTCTTCCTCTTCTTCCTCATCATCTCCTAATAAAAAATCTTGTAAGCTTTTCTTAGCTTCAACATCTTCTTTAGCAGTGGACTTTTCAGAACTCTTTGATTCTGAGGGAGTTACTTCTTTCACAATAGGTTCATCCTTAATTTCTTTTATGTCATCAGGATTACTAGTGGAGGTTTCTGGGGACATGAGATCACTAAGGAGCTCAGCATTTCCCATTCCCATTTCCATTGTATTCTCAATGGAGAAGTTTCCAAACGATGGACTATCTAAATTATCAGCCATATGTAGTTGTTTTACTTGGTTTTATGAATGTAAAAATATGATATACTGTGTTAATAACAAAGACTTAGATGGAGTATTTGGTCAAAATTCGTGATAATATAGCATTAACTTATTTTACTCTAATCAAGTTTGTTTGAAATTACGTCATTTATTATTCTATAACTCCTTATTGGAGCCACATCAGTGAGTGTAACTTGCTGAATATCAACACCCCACTTTCTTGCTTCCACTCTTGCTTTCTTTGTAAGAGTGGCATCAAGATCTGGATCTGTACATTTTTCTGAAGGCAATGATGTAATTACGTTTTTAATAATGCTGAGAGTCATATCTGATATAGCATCCTTAGCATCATACACTTCTAGTAGAAATGTCTTTATATCAGATATCTTATATTTAATCACTCCCTTCACCACAATGTTCTGTTTATCAAGGGTATATAAAGACTGAGCTGGTAGACTGAGAGTGGTAACCACCACATGCTGTCTAATAACATCATCTACAAAAGAAATCTTAAAATGTAGTCCTGGTTCTAACACCTTCTTAAACTTACCAAATCTAAGCAACACTCCTTTCTCATAGGAAGGTATCACTACCACTGGAAGGATGGTGTTAAACCATTCTATTATAAAGTCTATAAGTTTATCAAACATTATTTAGATTTTTTATTTCTACCCTTTGCATTCTCTTTTGCTACAGCTAGATCATTTGCCTGATTCTCTCTAGCCACTTGAAGCTTTTCTTTTTCAATAGCCATCTTATCAGCAGCTTGTTTATTCTTTGAATTTATCTCAGCTAGCTTTACTTCATAATCTTTTGCAGCTCTCACTTGCTCATTTGCTAACTTGCTACTTTCTAATACATCAGGAACAGCATTTTTATTAACATCCTCACTCTCCACCTTTCCAAATCCTGTAGCTTGTATAATGGCAATCTTCTCTTTAGATAGCCTATCAAGTTCTTTTTGATAGTCATCATGAGCTTGTTTCTCTTGAGCCATCTGAGCAGCTTGTTGTAATTGAGCTTGAGCTTGTTCAGATTGTTGTTGTTGCTGTTGTTGTTGCAATTGCATTTGTTGATCTTGCATTTGCTCTTGTCTTTCCTTAAGAGTTTTAAACACCTTTTTCATCTGTCTAACGCTCTTAGTGCTGTACAATTCAATGATGTCATATAAAGATCCACCATTCTGAATAACAGCCTGAGAAAGTCCTCTAATCTCCTGGAACATTTGATTATCTTCTGGTCTATTAGTGAGGAACACTTTGAGATCTCTAAATCTGAGGTCACTTCCATTCACTTGAACAAAAGCTGATTCTCCTTCAGAAGTAATGTATGAAAGTGTGGATTGTGGTTTCTTGCTTTCTACATATAGGGCTGCATCAATGATTGCTTGATAGAGCTGACCCATTACATATTCATGAGCTACAAATAAAGGTTCTGTTTGAGAATAGGATTGTTGAATAGCAGCATTAGTTCCTGTTGCAGATTCTGAAGCTGTTATAGATCCAAGTCTTTGTCTAGACATACCTACAAGTTCCCAACACTCATTCTTTAATTGTATAGCTAATTGATATCTAGATTGTATCTCCTGTGTACGTGTAAGATCTATATCCCTAAACTGATTAAATGAGCTAGGAGATTTTAGATTCTCTGGACTATCATCAATGAACATCACCCCTCTATTACGAGCTTCCATTTCCCAAACATCTAATGCATCTTGAGCATCACCATCTTTAGGAATAGGAATGTGTCTAATAGATGTGAGATACACCTTACCAACTTCCTTCTCAAGGAGCTTATAAAGCTGGTTCATACAGACATTATATAACACCTGAAAAGGTTTCATCATATCCACAAGACTCTTAGCTTCTGTATTCTTCACCTCATGTGTGAGTCCTATAATAGGGCAATAGTTAAGTAGTCTGTATGGTTTAATATGGTAGATGTCTGGACCAATCTTAATACCCTGATACCATTCATTTATCCATCCCCATTCTAGAGATTGTTGTGTAGGGATAGTTCCTGATTTGTAATTCTCATCCACCAATGTAGATTGTTCATTACCCACTTCATCCAGATATATAAGCTTGCCAATCTTTCTTTTAGAAATCCAATAGGCTCTCACCACAACATACTTATAACCAAATGAAGATACGTTTGATGTAAGTCCTAAGAAGTCTTTTAGTCCATCATTGTTCTCCTTCATTTCTGATTCTATAATCATACGTGTTTGAAGAACAAGAGGATCGAATGTATCATATTGTACAGAATCAATTCCAGGTATAGCATTAGGATTGCCTAGATTAGACTCCCTAACATTAATTAATCCATAATCCTGAAGTGAACTTCTTAAATGGTCAATCTCTTCCTTTGTAAGATCTGGAATAGATTCAATAATCTCTGATAGTTCCATCACCTGAACAGTTCCTGCAGCATATGCACCTATTGCTCTACCTGTAACATCAGAAGTGTACTTCCTATCTGGTGTTGTAAGGAACCATGTATTCTTTGGGTTAGCCACCTCAATATTAAATCCAAGCTTAGAGTTGTCCTCATATATATGATAGAACTCTCTAGCTGAAATAAGAAGATCTCTGAATGCATCTTCTGATTTTTCTTTTAAATTAAACTCAGCCTTCTGACAGATAAGCACATGATTAGCCCATTTCTCAGCTACAGAAGTGTAACTATCAAGCTCATCTTTTACATTCTCCATAGTCATTTGCTGAACATCTTCATCAGATAGTTCTTCTCCTTGCATAGCAGCCTTCTCAACAATCTTTTTCTTAGCATTCTCCATTACATATTGCTGTAGAATATCTGTCTTAAATTGTAGTTCTTCAGCCTTACTATCATCATCAAAAGCTTTCACTCTGAATGTGTCTGGTCTTTTAGATATCTCTCCTACAAGTTCATTAATAGGAGTGGTGATGATGGAATAATGTTTTACATAACTAGGAAGTTTAAGATCTATTGTAAGCATCTCTGTAAAACTTTTCACCTGAGGTTCTTGGTAAAAATCTTCCATTCTTAAAATACCTTTGACAAGATCATAGTTTTTAACAAAGGTGTCTCTGTTCTTTACATACTCAGCATAAGCTTTGTTTGCAAAGTAGTCCATAGTATTCTTTATCCAACTCTCATCCATTTTCTCCTTCTCAGTTTTGAACTGATCAGGGAATATATTTAAATAAGCGTACCTGATGGTAGCATCTTTTGTATACCTTATAATTGCCATTATGTAAACAGTTTACGTTTTTTTGTATTAAATAATCCTCTTGAGTCTGTGAATAATGCGTTCTTTGTTTTGTGAGCAAACATAGCTTTCACTCTTTCATCACCACTCCCTCCCACTTTTCCCATAATAGGATCCATCTTAAGTGCTTGAGCAATAGCTAATTCTGCTGCTATGATTCTATCAAAGTTAGACACATCATTATATTGTATTATCTCTTCTAGAAGAACAGGATCAAATATCTTATTCACTCCTGTCACTTCTTTTGTTACATTCCCTTCAGCATCTGTCTCTCTCACTAACACTTCCTCCATATATTTCTTCAGACAGTTGTGAAGATAGTCTCTGATTTTATCAGAACTTCTATGCACACCATACTCACGTTTAACGGTGGTATTTGGTACAATCTCCATAAGCCACTGAGGTTGTTTCTCTAGATAGTGAGCATCCCCCTTACTCTTCATATATTCAATAAAGGATATATCATCATTCTCACAGAGTGTCCTAGCGTTATAATATTTAATCAGGAGCCTAGCTTGTTCTTCCCATACATCCTTCTTATCAGGTCTAGCACAATACGAAGCTACGAACATATCCTGATACTTCTCTCCTGTAATATCATGCATTCGTTTATAAACATAAACTGCTCCTAGGGAAGAGCTATATGCAGATTTACCTTGTCTATAAGGATCCACTCCAGCTACATACAATCCATAAGGAGGATTGTCTATAGGGAATTCATATATTACAACAGGAGCATCTTTAAGATCACTATTCTTTAGAGGGAAGTTTGTAATAGGTTGTTTATCTGTAAACTCATGACCTATCTTTCCCTCATCAGCAAATAGAATAACAGGAGTGCCTGTTCTTTCCTGTTGAAGAAGTCTAGATTTTTGCCTCTTAGCAGATTCAATATCAAATATATTTGTGTCCTCATTAAGGAATATATCATCCACTTCAAGTGGGTAGTACATCTTTTCTTTTAGATAGGCTATCCTATCTCCAGCCTTTTTGAGTCTTTCTAAATTGTTTTGTGTTATTTCTAAAGCCTTTTCTGGATTGCTCACCAGCATTTTCACATTATGAAGATCACTTTCTTTTGGTTCATTAAGAAATGTTCCAAGCGTAGACTCTTCTTTAGACTCCATTCTATACTTATAGGAAATGAACAAACCATGAATACGTCTATCATCTTTCTCATTATTATACGTCAGGAAGTTGAAATTATCCACATCAAACATCAAGCTCTTGGCATCCATGAATCTCTTCATATCACCACCTGTTCCTGTTAGAATAGGAGAACATCCCCATCCAAATGGTGTTGTAAAACCTGGAACAGCAGCCTGAAATCCTCTTAGAAAATTTCCTTTTCCAATCTCATCTATTATAAGCTTACGTGGTTTTGTACCAGCAATAGCCTCTTCATTATTACCTTCATCAAGGTTACGTATAAGGATTTGAGAGAATGGGATTCTTTCTCCACCCTTTGTTTTAATTCCAAGAGTCACTTGGTTCTTCCAATTATCTTCTATTCTCTGCCATCTCCAAGCTTCTGGTAGGAAGTTAAGACCCTTATCTATCTTATCTGTAATAAGCTTTATATCTGGAGCATTCAGTCCTGCTATAATGTTCTGAGAGTTTTCATCAAATGTAGCACCCCATGCAATATAAGATGCTTCAATAACAGACTTTGCAAACCTTCTTATTCCAAGAATCACTAGTCCTTTCTTTTCCTGTTGAGCTCTATCTATTTCATTTGTAACAATCCACTCATTATCTCTAAGCAAGGGATTGGCATACTTCTGGGAGATTCTATTATTAGCATCTATTATGTCCACCTCTGTATGCCATATGTTTAAATGCCAATATAAAAATGGGTTGATGTAAACACCCCCCATCATAGCTCCATTTAAGCAAAGCTCCTTATGGTAGTCATAGAAAGCTTTGTGTTCTGAAGAGGCTTTATCAGGCAAAGCCTTCTGATTTATAAACCAATCTTTATAATCTATACTTTGTAGTTCCATTATTTCCTATTTTTAAGGAAATCCTCAGCCATAGAGCTGAGCTCACCATTACCCCTCACTTCTATTTTAGCTTCTTCAATCTTTCTTAGCTTATCCACCACTTCAAGAAGAGCTAAATAATTCTTCATTGTTTCTTGTATAAACTTACCCTGTGCCTCAATACTTGCTATCACCATAGGAAGCATTCCTCCTTTAGATGTAGGCTTCCATTCTATTCTATCCTTTAGTTGATGCAGAGGATTAGCATCTACATATTGCTTCCAAGATGAGAGCTGTTCTTCAGCCCAATCAAGTTCAGCATTTATATATGTAGTTTTTTTAGTAGTCGCCACTATCTTCTTCTTTTAAAATATTATCAAGGTCCATACCCTGCTTTATAATCTTGTCAATCTCCTTCTCCTCATATCTCTGGATGTCCATATCCAATTGACTCTTATATTTGTCAAGGGTGAATGCAAGTTCTTTATCTGTTATTCCCCATACATCTCCATATTCATCTAATGCTGTAGCTAAATGTCTACCCATATTATATTGTGGATAGGAGATGTGTAGTTGTTGTAATGTGTGTAATGTTTGGTTGTAGTAGTTTGGTTTTCTCATGGTTTCTATTTTACAATTAGTCCAGAGGATGTAGCTGAGAGTTTAGCAAGTCCTGGTTTCACTACATCTAATAATAGTTTTTGAATCTCATCATTAGCCATCTTTTGTGTTTGTTCTGTAATTCCTGGTGTTGCACATAAAGCTCCTAGCTTCTCAATTACAATCCATGCTTCCATTGTTGGGTTCATATTATTTGGTTTAATTCATCCTCATCTGAGGGGTTAATATTTATTTTTGAAAAGAGTTCTGTGTCTTCCATTAGTTCATCATATTTAGCTCTAGCTTCTTCAGTCATATATTCTCTTGTAAAAGAAATACCCATATGATCTTCTTCTTCCTCTGTTATTCCTATGATGTCTATATATTCCACACCATAATCAAACAGCTTAAGCATAATAGTCATAAGCTTTGCTAAGGGTATTTTTTGTAACCTCAGTTCACTATATTCTTCATTATCACCCTCATCGTGGTTCTCCATCTTTCTTAAGTATTTTAGATATTCTATTTTCTTCTACATCTGTAGCAACGTTATTCCAGAGAGGAACTTCTAAAGGGCATTTACAAGAAAGGCATCTCACCTTGGCTGATATTGTGCATCCACATTTTGTGCAATGATCATCAGGCCTCATAGACTTATAATTCTTCTTGTTCTTAGAATGCCATTCACATCCCCTACAAATAGCTGTTCTTTCTTCAGCTGTTTGATTAATTACATCTCTTATATCAGATGGAGGAATCAGCTTGTTCTTCCACCCCTCGTACATCTGTGAGAAATTTATTTTCATCTATCTTTGGTTTTAAGATTTCAATGGCTGCTGTCAATCCCTCTATCTTTATAATAACCACTTCCCTTTTCCTCCCATCAATGGGAGTGTCCAATTGATTGAGGAGATGTTGTCTTTGAGCGAGCATCTTCTCCATCTTCTTCACTGCCTTCTTGTAGTTAAAAAAGAACTTCCCAAATCCAGATAGTTCCACACTATTACATGTGGCAAGAGCTTCATTGGCTGATTGGAATTGGTGCATAATGACAGTGTCTAATGTCTTCTCACTCACCATCATATTTACAGCCATCTTCCTAACTATCCAATCCTTCACTGACAGGCTCACTGGTTTGTCCATGTATTAGTTTTATTTCTAATGTTATGTCCTTATTAAAATCTAGAATAATAACAGGATTCACCTTCACCTTTGTCCCATCCTTCACAAGAATCCCCACCTTCTTTAGCCTAGAAATAATGTTATTTATTGTGGGATTTGTTGTGCTATATCTCGTACAAAACTCCTCCCTAATATTAGCATAAGAAATGTTCCCCTTAATAGCTGTGAAAGCCACCAATTGTATTTCCCTATGTGTCAGCTTTAAATTATTAATGCTAGACAGGATGTCATAATACTTCTCAGCCAAGGCATATTCATTCTCAATGGGCCTCTTAAGTGTCTGCACTATCCTCTTTGTTGTCTGGTTTTCCATATGTAATTTAATACAAATATACAATAATATATAACATTCTCAAATACAATGTTTTAAAACAATGCTATATTATGCGCTAAATTTATAAAATATAAATCTAAAATTAATAAAGAACAGCCCTATGACAAACTCCTCTATCTCATATACATCATCTTCATCATACACATCAAAGGACATTCCTATCCTATAATAAGGATTGTCATAAATCTTCAATTCTAATATGAATTCAAAATCATCTACATTATGTATTCCATATCCTATTGCCATAATAGCTAGAAATACTAAAACACTAATAACAATAAACATACATTCTTCATTTATATATCTGGAATAACTATTCCCACCCTCCTCCCTCAAAGATAGAGAACATATATTAAACCACCAAATAATATTTTATATTTCGCATAAGAGATTGAATATCAGGTATGTAAACAAAATTTTTATAGTTATGCCTTTTTAAATGATGGCTCCCCCTATTGTAAAATTTTATTAACTAGCCCCCCAGTGTTATATTAATGGGAGAAGAGACTACTCCCCATAGCTACCCCTCCCATAAATTGTCAAGTTGGGGATACCCTCCAGCTATTTAATCATTTAAAACAAAATTGAAATGTCATTACAATTCAAAGTTTACGAAAGAACAGAGAGCACTCTTGTAGAAATTGGAACAGTTGGTGCACAAATTCCAAACGGTTCTTTAAATTTCACACCAAACAGTCTTAACAAGTTTAAAGCAGGACAGATTAAGGCTATCAGTATGCTACTTACTAACAGGAAAGGCGAGAGTCTTACAATGCCTTTGAGTAAGCGTGTGAGTGCTACAATTAAAACAGCACTTGAAAACGGTAGCACTAAGACTGATTGTTTAAAAGCAATCTCTAAGTTAACTATTGTTGAAATGGAAGACGGTGCTAACATTATCAGTGCACCACAAGGTTCAGGTGGTGTAGAAGAAACCATAACTATCAATGCCTCTGTGACTAACAGCAAGGTGAGTTATGAGGACATTTTAGAATCAGCAGCATTCTAATGATTTGGGGGTGTAAAAGCCCCCATTTCTTTTTATATATAGGGTGGGAAAGAATGAAATGGTAATGGGTGGGGAATTTACACAACATAACTAATTGATAATCAACTATGATACATTTCTCAGTGGGAATTTCTTACACATAAACATAATTTATATGGGGAAATATTGAAATTTATTTGGGGGTGGTGGGAAAAATGCATCAATAATGTACATGTTTTTATATGTAAGTGGGAATATTGAATATTATAGAATTAATTACTAAATATTCTTCATAACTCATACATTATCAGTGAGTTAGAGAGGTGTTGTGGACTCATACACCATATATTCCTATATATTCCAGATATGCAATTCTATTCTTGATGATGCAATAATATAGCATTAAATAACATATTTATACATACACACATAAAACAATATTATGCAACAACTATTATTAAAACCTTGCACATTCACTATAGAAGATAATCAAGCTTATCCTTATCTTTTAGCTGTTAGTTCAGATAAGTTAATCATCCTTGAGAAAATTGAGAATGATGACTATATGCTTGTAGAAGCTATAGTTGATGGAAAAGATAACGATGGTACATTGTTCTCTTGTCCTGATGAAGATAGTTTCCTTGATGCTATTATAGTTATTAAGGATATGCTATTATCAGGACTTAATCCTTTGAAGCATTTAGATATATATGGGCTGTAACAAGCCCATTTCTTTTTTTACACACATAAAGAGTATGTCCTCTATAAAAGATAATGTTTGTTATGAGTATATATCATGAGATATTGGGAGTTCCTGCTCCTCCAAAGGTTATAGGAATGATTACACTTCCTGATGCTCCTCAAAAGCACAAATGTATATGTGATGATTGTGGTGATGTATTAAATGATTCTTGTGGTGATCCAAGGAATAGAGTTACTACAAAGTGGAATGATGGAAGATTTGAAGAGAGATGGATATGTGATGTTTGTGCTGATGAGCAGTTTGGGGATTCTTCACCTTACAGTATATTTGGTTAAGGACTATTACAGTCCTTTTCTTTTAATGCACCATTCTCACTTAACTTCCCATAAGGGTGAGCAGTTGTAATATTATTAATCACGCCTTTAAAAGTAGGATATGTTAATATTACAAGTGAGTGCAGAGGGACTAATGAATAAACAACTAACGCTGCAGAAGAGCAAGAGTAATAAATATAGAACGTATACTATATTTGTGAAAACAATCTGTTGTTTATTTATATTATAGGATTTTATCTATTAGACTTCATATAATAGAGGCTTAGGATTGAGGCTATTAAATTCATTTTTTTACACACACATTAAATTTTATTACCATGCATCAAAATCGTGCAACAATAGCTATGGTTATATGCCTAATAGCTATGGCTGTTTTATGTCTAACAATGTCACTAAACAGACCAAAAGAAACAGATTATGTTCTTAACATTGTAGATGATTCATTAGTGATATATCATTATGATAAGTCTTATGTAGGAACAGTTAAATCACAAGGACAGCTTGATAGTCTACTAATAGATGACAATCTATAAAGATAGTTTTCTAAGGGCAAGGATAAATCCGCTCTGGTATTTCTATACCTGGAGCCTTTTTAAATCATTTAAAACTTATAAAAATGGAATCTATCCAACTAATACAACCAACAGAACAATTTACAGAATTTATGGCTTTGCCTAACGGATTAGCAAAAAATATTAAATATTATAATAATATATCAGGTAATTCATTTACTGAAGCATCTATTGCAAAGAAAGATGGATGTATTTATTATGCTAGCAATGTTTTTAAAATAGTAAAATCAACAAAATCCTCTTATTATATCAAAAGAGTGACAAAAGATGGATTTACTATTGATCAGAAAGGTAAATTAAGTGTGTGGTTTAACAAAAGTATATTTCAAATACCTTTTATAAATGAAGTGTTTAAATATTTTAACTTTAATTGGTTAAGTGTTAAACTACACCCATTTATAACTAAAGGTATATTTGAAAAGATGGTAGCTAATAAAATTACAAATAATACAGATGTTTGTAAAGCATACATTAAAGCAATGAGAATTAATTGTAGTCCTGCTTTATTTTTAAATCTATTTGAAACAACTTCTATATCTAAACAAGATTTATTACGTCAATCATCTGTTGCTAAAGACACTAATCATCTCATAGAATATTTACTTGAAGATAGTTCTCCTGGTATACATGATAATACTAAACATGAAAAACGTCAGATTTTTAACGATATGGTGAAAGAAGCACAAATTCTTGAAAAGAAAATAGATTTTAAATGGTCTTTAAATAGACTCAAAGAAGAACATAAAGCTTGGACTGAACAAATTATGAAAGTGGAAATAGATAGTCTTGAAGATGTAAAGATTTCAAAGATTGAAAAATTTGATAGATATACACCTCAGCAATTTAAACTTTTACAAACACAAAAAGAAGTTTTTATTGAAGGTTCCACTATGAAACATTGCATATATACTGCTTATTGGTCTTCTATTAAAACAGGTAATTATTTAGTTTATCATATTAATTCAGGTGATGAAGAAGCCACTCTTGGTGTAAATTTATATAATGATAACATAATATTTAATCAATGTTACAGTAGATATAATCATAAAGTTAGCGATGTGTTAGATGCAAAAGTTAGAACTTTTGTAGAAGAACTAAATGAACAATTAAACAGAGATGGAATATTAAAACAGCATTTTGAAGAAAAAACAGTAGGAAACAATATTATTAACGATTTACCTTATTAAATCATTTAAAACCAATTAGTTATGTTCCTAAAAGTTTATTCCATTATAATGTTTGTTATAACAACAGCATTATTAATATCAGCTCTATATGCTTCAATAGAATGGGCATTAGACAAATTTGTTCTTATTGGTGGTCTTATATTTGTAGGATATTTTTCCACATTTATGGCCATTATATTACACATTCAAGAAAAAAACAAAAACCCCCAATAACATGAATGTTCCACAACAAATCAAAGACAAAATCATTTCTAAGGTGTCTAACGAGCTCACTAGAGGCAGATCTCTTGTAGAGCATAGTAAAGACCAACAAGCTCTTCATTACAAGAGAGCAACAAACACATACTATCTTATTATAGATGGGCATGAAGTGCTCACATATAGAGAATGGTATCAATTAGGTAGCCCTGCCTACCTTACATCAGGCTCATATTATGAGTGTAATAAGGAAAAAGATAAACTCAAGCCACAAGAATGACCACATGAAAAACACCTATTTTTAATCATTTAAATTATAAAACATGAAAAAGTTAACAAGTTTAGTTATTGCCACTATTATTGTGGGAATAATTGTATTTTCGCTTATGCTAAGTAGCTGTAAAACAACAGGATATGGCTGTCATGGTAGAAGTAAATCTATTACAGGATATTAATTAAAATATAAATTAATCAACATGGAAGCAGAATTAACATTTAGAAGCTACAAGCCCTTAAAACTTGAAAAGGGTATGTGGTTCATCAATAAGCTCTATCCCAACACAAAAAGAGAACAAATCATTATTAAGGTGCTTGATAGAATACCTAATAATGAAGATGATGCATTTGTTATGATAAATGGTTGGCCAATGGAACCATACATTGTACATGAAAATCAAGTGTTAGCTACACCACAACAAATAGCATGGTGGGATGATTGTGATCCAGATTCTGAATATTTCTCAGACATCACAATCAAACAGATGGAAGATGTAATTAATATATATGGTGGATGGCTTGATATACAAATGGAATGTCAAGATGATGATGATGAATGTCAACCAACACCTGTTATTATGGAAGGAAAGGTGATTCTCACATATTATGGACAATCTGAGGAATATGATGAAGATGGTGAAGAATATAATGAGGATGAGGAGGAAGAAGGAGATTGGGAAGAAGAAAGTGATGATGAATGGGAATTCTATAACAAAAAACCATCAAATGATGATGAAAATCATATTAAAGAAAATTAACATATTTATATTTGGACAAGTGGCACAAGGAGAAACACTTCCACCACCAACAGTGCATACAACCTATCCAAAGGATTACAAAGACTTTTATAAATGGGCTAATGAATTAAATGTTAGTTCTTCCTATAAGAGATAGATAACATTGTGTGTGGATGGGAATAAAGGCCTCTAATAGAGATATTAGGGGTCTTTTATTTTATTCATACATTAACAATTATATTTTAAATCCACAAAAACCTACACACATGCCACGTAAAGCACAATTAGTATTCAGTTCAAAGAACTTTTCTCGTCAAAACATTCTATCATGTTCATGCGGAAGCAGTCCATCTGCTAAGCTATTTGAAGGTATTTTAAAAGGTTGGACAACCACTAATAGGTTGAGTATCAGCAAAGAGAAATACTTTTATCAGCCTTCTGAGGAATATGTTAAACATTCTATGATGTTTAAGAAGAAGAAAAGTTAGGAAATTAAGTGATACCATCATATATTTGTGGTGGTATCACATTTTTAAATTAAAATCTATTTTATGAAATTCACTATAACTGCTAAGAACTTTCTTTTGTTATGTGCTATGTTATTAACTATGTATGCAATAGTTTTAACCTTTAATTCTGCTCCAGATGTGACATTTTGGAAGTGGTTTGGTTGGAACTATGGTATTAATTATACAGATCACATGATTCCTAAACTATTAGCAATGGGAGCTTGGGTGTTATATATATTAGTTCCTTCACCAAAAGACACAGAATTAGAATGATACCATGTATATGCATTGATGCTACAAATAAGCCTAATGATATTCCAAATAACAAATGGTTAAAGAAAAACCAAGAATATCATGTTATATACACCATCACTGTATTACCACAGAGGCAATTAGCATTTCATTTAGCTGAAATAGAACTTGATGAGACATGCTATCCCTATCAATATTTCCTTGCTAATAGGTTTGCCTTTACAGAGGAAAATCTATTGCTATTAATGGAATTAATTAAGGATTGCTCTGATACAGATTTCTCTATGGATGAACTAATGAAACAAACAGAAATCATTAACCAATAAATATAAAAAATGAAAAAGCTAATCACGTTCCTATTAATATTATGTACATCATTTGCTAAAGCACAAGATGTATCTCTTCCTCTAACAAAGGTGATGACATATGTCTATAATGATGTTACAGATAAATATGATGATTATGAATCATTAGTTCCAGATGAAGGAGTTAATATTGTAATGACAGATGACCATCATCTCATCATCACTAATAAAAAAGGTACTAATTATATGATTAAGACCGCTGAGAGAAGAAAATCTGATGGTGATGGGTATACATGTACAGATTTTGAGGGTAATGACCAAGATGAGCAATATGTATATATGACTCTATGTACCAATCAGAGTAAGAAAACTGGATTTCTAGTGGTGGTATATTCTAGAAAATGTTCAATCACTTATTTCTTTTAATATGAATACAACAGTAACAACAACAGAAACTCCACAATTAAATGGGCTCCATTGTCCAGAATGTGGTGAAGAACTATTAGATTCAAAACCAAACACCATCCTCACAATGCATCCTGCTCAAAAAGAAGTGGAATGTATAAGTTGTGAATATAAGGGATATAGAATAATTTGGTGATTTAATATAAATTAGTTAAATTGCAATATATTATAACGATCTGTTTTTCAGAATCAAACCGACCCCTATTTCTATAGGGGTTTATTTTTAATTATAAAATTAATCATATGCATATAATAGCATTAATTATTACATTAGTTATTTTAGTAGTTGTTTTCTATGGAGTGTATGATGTTATCAAACAAATAAATGAGATGGAAGATGAATAAATGTCAAGATGTATGCATGAAAAACTAGGAAAAATTCATGCAAAAAGTGCTGAAAATAGACACCTTGTGCAAAAAATAACTGTCCCAAATATTTGCTAATTTTGGGACATAAATGTAGCATAAATCATTCACTATCAACAAAACAAGGGCTTAATGATTGAAATATGCTACATAACTGGTCATATAAGGGCAAAAAATGCCCTTGTTGAGTAGTATAAGGGTAAAAATTACACTTTAACAAATAATATTGTGGAAAATATTCCACTAAAATGAACGAATAGTGGAAAATAACCAACAGTTTTACGGAATATAACCGATATAGTTTACAAAATTTGACAACTTAGTACTATTAATGCCTAAAACTTATTAAATTTAAACCATTTCGTTGACATCACCAATATGATAAATTTATAATATGACACCAAAAGAGAAAGCAGAAGAACTAAAAGAAAAATTTGATGGTTACATCTGTTATGCTGAAGCAACAGTAGATGAAATAATTAAAGTTGTAGAAGAAATATGTGATGATAGAGGATATGATCCTTTTGAAGCTCCATTATATACATTAAATTATTATAAAGAAGTAAAACAAGAAATAGAAAAGTTATGAAAGGACATCTATACAAAAAGAAACAACCTGAAGGATGGTATGTAGCATACGATATTGATGGGTTTACAAAAGCAGAGCTTCCCTTACATCCAGATGATATCAAACAAATAAACAGGGATGCACAAGTGTTTGATAATATAGAGGCTAGAATAGCTGCCTATCCTGAAGTGGAATTTGATTGGTTTGTTATAGTACAACCTGATGGCAAGGGTAAAGAATATGCTAAACTTTTAAACCATTAAACCAAAAACAATGAAACAAACAGCAGTAGAATGGTTATTTCAAGAACTATGGGATACTTCAAAAGACAAGTTGACTTGGTATAGTATTTTAGAGAAAGCCAAAGAAATGGAATCAGATAGAGAATATGAAATTAAAGCATTTTGGTTTGGTAGAGGAATAAATGCAGGTAGAGAAAACAAAATTGAAGAACTTAAACCTAAAAAAGATTAATTATGACATCAATAGAATGGTTAGCTAAAGAATTGGAATCACATGGAGATCCTCAGTATTGTGAATTAGAATGGAAAACATTAGCTTTATTAATTGACCAAGCCAAAGAAATGCACAAGCAAGAGGTAATAGATGCATATTTTGAAGGTGCATATGGTGGAGATAATATAAGTGGAGAACAATACTATCAAGAAACATTTGTAAGTAAGGGAAGTGGTATGTCGGAAAAACCGAATAACCACATAGACAGAACTTGTACTAATAGTTGTTCAGTAGTATGTGGAGAATGTCAACTTCCAATTCCCCAAACAGAAATATCAGATAAATCTTGGGAAGGTTGTGATGGTTGTACAGAACAAGATGAGATTATGTACAAGAATGGATATGCAAAAGGATATAATGCTGCCATAGCTGAACCTCCTAAAGAAATATCAGATGAAGAAATAACTAAGTTGGCTAATGAACATATCTTATACAATGATTCTAAAAGACAATGGGTTATAGAAGGTATGAAACTTTATAGAGAACAATTAAAACAATGATAATTTCCTATTATAATGTGATTTAGCACTTTTAATGATGAAAAAAGCTAAATAAATACAATAAATCACATTATAAAATAAAACCGTTCCAATTTATAACAGTTTAAATAAAATACAATGAAAAGACTTAAAACATCATATTTTATAAAATCAGATAGTTGCAAAGATTGTCACGAACTTATAATTATTCATAGACGTTTTAAAAAACAGTCTAAAATTAGACGTGTTATGTGGATTGCTAGTGCTATCAAATGGGACCATGCTTTACAACTAAAACTAAATCAATAAGTTATGACAGAAGAACTTTATTCTTATTTATTCCATTATAACCACCATACAGGTCTTTGGAGTGCTATTCCAAGAGAAAAACATGATGAATATTGGAATGATGCTAAATCAAAAGGTATTCTTAGATCAAAGAGTATTGGAACATTAATTACACTTATTAATAAGGGTGATGATTTCATTAAAAAAATTAAGAAATGAAAAAGAAGAAATATAAATATGACAAGGATAAAATGATTAAATTATTTAAGGAAGAAGGTTTTTCAGATGAAGAAATAAAAAAACATTTTGAACAGAAGAAAAATTTAGAGATTGAAAGAAAGAAGTTAATCAAAAAACAAAAAGAAAAACCTCTTGCAAGAATATTTAATGGTCTTAACACAAATGCAATATAATATGAAAATAGTAACCTATGATATAGAAACCCTTAAAGAGTGTTTTCTTGTAGTTTGTTATATTCCTGGACATGATCATAAAGTGTTTCAGGTGAGCAAATGGAAGAATGAGCTTGATGCATTCATACGCTTTACAGAGAAGTTTAATGATCACTATTGGGTGGGATATAATAATCTTAGGTTTGATAGTCAAGTGTTAGAATGGATCTTTGCTAATTATGAGAATTGGAATGATGACAGTAGGCTAGAAATATGTGCTAAAATAGCTCAGAAAGCAGCTGATGTTATTCATGATGCTAATTATGATGTATTTCCTGAATATAGAGAAGAACAGCTCAGTCTTAAACAAATAGATTTATTCAAGATTAACCATTTTGACAATAAAAACAGACGCGTTTCATTAAAGAGATTAGAGTTTGAGATGGATCTTGAGAACATTGAGGAAATGCCTATTCACCATAACAGAGAAAACCTAACAGAAGATGAAGTTAAAACTATTGAGAATTATTGTATTAACGATGTTATTGCTACTTACAATTTTTACCTCATTACTACTGGTGTATGTGAACATCCTCTTTACAAAGGTAATAATCAGATAGAGCTGAGACAGGATATAGAAGCTGAATTTGGTATTCCTTGTTTAAATTATTCTGATAGTAAGATAGGAGATGAGATGATTAAGAAGTATTATTGTCAAGAGAAAGGAATAGAATATACAAAACTACCTAAGAAAGGATATTTTAGAAGGAACATAAATGTAGCTAAATGTATAGCTGAATATGTAACATTTAAAACTCCTGAGCTTCAGGGATTCCTTAATACAATAAAGAAACTTAATCTTGGACTTCAAGATGATTTTAAAGAGAACATAAACTTCTATAACAATGTCTATACATTTGCAAAAGGTGGGCTGCATACAGAAAACGGTCCTAAAGTATTTGAAGCTGATGAAGATCATTCCATCGTTGATTGGGATGTTTCTAGTTATTATCCTGCTATCATTATTAACAATGGTCGTTACCCTCAGCACCTTGGTAAAGAATTCCTATCAGGATATAAAAAGATGTTTGACAAAAGGCTAGAGCTCAAGCCATTAGCTAAGAAAGATAAACGTATTAAGGGTATTGTAGGAGCACTAAAGCTTGCAGTTAATAGTGTATACGGTAAGAGTTCTGACATGCAGAATTGGATATATGACAGACAGCTCACTATGTTCACCACTATAACAGGAGAACTATCCTTATTAATGCTTATTGAGGAATATGAATTAAATGGTATACATGTAATATCTGCTAATACAGATGGTGTCACTGTGATAATATCAAATGATCTTATAGATAAGATGCATGAGATAAATAAATGGTGGATGAACATCACTACATATGAGCTAGAACGCACTGATTATCAGAAGATTATATTCTCAACAGTTAATGACTATTTAGCAATTAAAACAGATGGAGAAATTAAAAAGAAAGGGGATTTCCTCACAGATTTTGAATTACATAAAAACAAATCAGCCAGGATTGTACCATTGGCTCTCGAACAATATTTTGTTCATAATATACCTGTTGAGCATACTATTAGGAGTCATACTAATATCTTTGACTTCTGTTTAAGACAGAAAGCATCTAAAGATTTCCATTATGAAGGAATAATAAGATCTACAGGAGAGAAAACAATATACAACAAGCTGATAAGATATTATATATCTAATTCTGGACAGAAGCTTCTTAAAATTAAAAACCCTGAATGTCAATCTAATGCAGCATCTATTTCACAAGTGGAAGCAGGAGAGTGGCTTGCAACAGTTTGCAACCACCTTTCTAAAGATCATCCTCTAGATAACATTAATCATAGCTATTATATAGAACGCTGTGAGAGGTTAATAAGTAAAATTGTTACAGAGGGTAAGAAAAGAAGAATTATTGTAAACCCAAATCAAACTTCTTTGTTTTAGTATATTTTTAGTATATTTGCGTATCAATGCGTATCAATCGTTTAAATATTGGGGATCATTTATTGGAATACCAGCTAAAGCTTGCAGGTAAAACTATGGCTGATGCTCTAAAAGACACTATGTGGTTCTTTAATTGGACCATTACAGAGGAACAATATAAACAATATAAAGGATATGCTATTCCTCTAATAAAAAAGATATTTAAATGTAATAAGGCTAGAGCAGAAGAAACATTTGGTTGGTTCAATTTAAACTTTGGACTTCGCATAAAAGATTAACTATGAAACATTTAAGAATAGTCCTCCAACTAATAATTGGGGGACTTTTACTTTTAGGAAGTTGTTCAGCTCCTAAGAAGGTATTATCTCCTGAAACTCCAACACATGATTATATAGAAATAGATGGAGAAATGATTGAGCTAGTGCTAGACGAATATGGTGATATATACACCAAACAACATATAGGCAGTGATGTCATATATATTCCTTTTACATTCAATGATTGGGATGAAGAACAAGGAAACAAATCTATTCACATTAAAAATCAAAACAATGGGAGCAACACGATTTCACGAATCAGGAAGAGGAAAATCTGCACAAGAAGTTTATAGTAAACTAGTAAATGAAGCAGAATATGAAAATGGGCATGATTGCTATAATGGAACTATTAGTACCACTGCTGGATTTCATGATGTTACAAAAGAATGGAAAGCTAGCAAAAAAGGTCTTGATAGTTATATTAGTGCAATGCTTAATGATGCAAAAAAATATGATTGTTTTTGCATATGTATACGCAATGCTGTAGAGAATAAGAATAAAACTAAGTCTCAAGTGGAACATATAGTTACACCAGGTACAAAGAAATGGGTGTTAAAATATGTTGTATATAATTTTGATGATCAATTAGGTTCTTATAATACAAAAGGTGAAGCTGTTAAAGCTGCAAGAGCTTATACAGAGAAAACACAAAAACGTACAAGTATTGTAATGGAAAAGAAACTTGAGAAGGGTGGTTCACAAGTGGCAACAATTACATATAAAACCTCAACTACAGAAAAAGATGGTGAATATGTATTCTTTGGATATGCAGGAGAATAATAAACCTTAAAAATTAATTTTATGAAAAACGAAGATTTTGAAATGGAAGCTCAAAAAGATTTAATATATTTGCTAGAAGAGCAGAAGCTTCTTGAAGAAGAATTGATGAGAGAGATGTATGCTGAGAAAAGAAAAGAAGCTAAGATTACAGTTATTGATGCTAGTAAAATCCCAAAAAGAGATGAAAATAGATCTGAAGTTCTACCATTTTGAACAACTTATTAAAAATGGATATACACTTGACATGGTGTATCTACTTACGCTAATTGAAGAACATGAGATGGAAATCTTATGTTGTAAGATGCCTAAGATGGAAGCATTGTGTCAAGCTATAAAAAGAAAAGGATTAGTGACAGATGAATTTAAGCTTACAACAGCAGGCAAAGATCTTCTTACATTCCTTAATACAGAAACTCAGGAAGTGTTAGTTAAGAAGAAGCCTAAAGAGGAATCTTTTGAAACATGGTGGAAAACCTATCCTGGAACAGATACATTTACATATAAAGAAAAGTCTTTTACAGGAACTAGAGGTCTTAGACAAAAGAAAGATGATTGTAAGCTTAAGTTTAACAAGATTTTGAATGAGGGAGAATATACAGCAGAAGATCTTATTGCATCTCTTGAATATGAATTAAAACAAAAGAAAGAGAATTCTATTAAAACAAAGAGCAATAAGCTAAGCTTCATGCAAAATAGCTTCACCTATCTCAATCAAAGAACATTTGAACCATTCATTGAATTAATTAAAGAGGGTAAAGAAATTAAAGAAACAAACCAAGTGCAAGGGGGCACTGATATATGAGTTTTGAACAACTTAAAAATGAAGTGCAAGCTGGTCTTGATGGAAGAAACAATGGTATTCCTATGGGGTTCAACAGATTGAATAGATATATAGGCATTAGAAAGTCTATGTATTTCTTAATAGGTGGACTTACAGGATCTGGTAAAACCTCCTTTATAGATGATGCATTTGTTCTCAATCCATTTGATTGGTATATCAATCAGAAAGACCCAAAGATGAAGCTTAGAATAATTTATAGATCTATGGAAAGATCTAGAACATATAAGTTTGCTAAATGGGTGAGTAGAAAGATATTCTTAGACCATGGATTTATCATTCCTGTTCCTAAGCTATTAGGATGGACAGAAAAAATGACTCATGATGAGCATGATCTTTTTCTTATGTATGAGGATTATATGGCAAAGATGGAAGATGTCATCACTATTATTGATGGTCCAGAGAATCCAGTAGGTATTGCTAAAGAGTTAAAAGCCCACGCTTTACAAAATGGTGAGATTGTTCAATTAGATCAATATAATAAACGTTATGTTCCTGCTAATGAGAATGAAATCACTCTTGTTGTTCTAGATCATATAGGACTATTGAGAACCACTAAGGACCAACCCACTAAAAAGCAAGCTATTGATAAAATGAGTGATGAGCTCAGATATGCTAGAGATTTCTATGGGTATACACCTGTAGTGGTTAGTCAGTTTAATAGAGACATTAGTAATCCTATTAGACAGAAGAATGGTGATGTAGAACCTCAGCTTGAGGATTTTGCAGATAGCAGTTCTACACAAAATGATGCTGATATTGTTCTAGCTCTATTTGATCCTATGAGATATAAAGTGGAAGATCCATCTGGTTATTCTCTGGATAAACTAAAGGATGAATATGGTGCTAAATATTTCAGAAGCCTAAGACTAATTAAAAATAGTTATGGGGAAGATGATGTTAGAATTGGTCTTGGATTTATGGGACAAATTGGTATGTTCAAAGAGCTCCCTAAGAAAAGAGACATGACAGATTCTGATTATCAATCAGTTATAAACAAAACATATTTTTTAAATAAATAAATTATGAAAGAATATACGGTATGGGTAGGAGGAGTAGAAGTTAATGACTATTATCTTACAAAGGAGGAAGCTGAAAATTTAGCTTTTGAATATAAAGATGAAGGATATGATGATGTAATAATTGAAAAAATAAATAAATTATGAAAATAAACACAGTTAGGTTTAATACCTACCCTAATAATAAAGATCATTTTAAACAAATAGTGTATGGAAAAGAAAAAGACAGCAATACAAAAAATGTATTATGATATAATGAATCAATTAGAGAAATCTGTTCAACATTATACAGACATTGAAAAGAAGCTCCTTGAAGAAGCTTATAATGCAGGAACTAATGCAGAATATGAATCTGCAGAACTATACATCCAAACATTTGAAGATGACATTAAGAGATAAGAAACAAAAGGAGTTTGCTACATCATTTATTAATTCAGGAAAGTTTGGTATTCTTCATTTATGCCCTAGATTTGGCAAAACTAGAACAGCAATACATATATTTAAGGCAATGAAGCCTAAAAAGATTCTTATTGCCTATCCAGATCTTAAGATTAGAGCCTCATGGGAGGCTGATTTAGACATTTTGAGTTATAATGTTGATAACATCACCTTTACAACACATTTGTCTCTTAAAAAGCATGTGGATGAGCAATTTGACCTTATTGTTATTGATGAGGTGCATTTATTGTCAGAAGCCCAAATAGAGGTGTGTAAAGAGCTGTTTGAAACACACAATCATATATTAGGACTATCTGGTACACTTTCTAAACACACTGAAAAAGCACTATCTGATGAGCTAAGTCTTTATATATTAGCCACTTATACAATAGAAGAAGCTATAGCAGATGGTGTTATTGTTGATTATGAGATTAACATAATAAAGGTTCCTTTAGATGTCTTAAAAATAAATGATTATAAAGGAAAGAAAAAGACAGAAAAGAAGGCATTTGATGATTATGGGTGGGTGATAGACTCTTTGGAAAGACAGAATAGAAATACAATGTTCCTAAGGCTAGCTAGAATGAGGATTATTCAGAATAGCTATGCTAAGTTGTTGAAAACCAAGCAGATATTACAAATGTATAAAAATGAGCGTATTCTTGTGTTCTGTGGAACAACAAAGATAGCTGATTCTTTAGGCATAGCTTCCCACCATAGCAAATCTACAGAAAAAGAAACATTTACAGATTTTGTTTCTGGAGAGGGTAATCATATGGCTGTTGTTAAAATTGGAAACACTGGTGTTACTTATAATCCTCTTAACAAGGTGATTATCAATTACTTTGATAGTAATGCTGAAAACCTAGCTCAAAAGATTAATAGATGTATGGGTATGGAATATGCTACACCAGATAAGAAAGCTCATATTTACATCATTAGCTCTAATGAGGAAGTAGAACTTAAATGGCTAAAAAAAGCGTTGGAATTTTTTGATCACTCTAAAATTAAATATTTATGAAATTAGAAATTGTAAAGGAAACAAAATGGAATGAGGAGATATGGTATTCTATTCTTTTAGATGGTGAATACATTGTGGGTAGTAGCAGTGAAGAAAAACTACTAAAAATTTATAATGATGCCAAAAGTAGTCCAAAAACATTTTTTGAAACTAAAAAAGAAGTTTTGAAATGTGAAGAAATTGACTTATCTTTGAAATAAAAAAACTATGGCAAGTAAATTAATTGGAATTGTAGGACCAACAGGAACAGGAAAGTCAACATCTATCAAACATTTAGATCCAAAGACCACTTACATCATCAATGTTGCAAAGAAGGAGCTTCCCTTCAAAGGTGCAGAAAAACTGTACAACACTGATAATAAGAATTACAAAGAAGTGGATGATGCAAATGAAATTACACGTTTGCTAAAAACCATTTCAGAAAAAGCTCCTCACATTAAGAATGTTATTATTGAAGACTCTAATTACATAATGAGTTTTAATATGATAGCTAAAGCTACAGAAACTGGATATACAAAATTCACTCTGATGGCTAAAGATATGGTGGAGTTATTCAGAGAAGCTCGTAAGCTTAGAGATGATTTGAAAATATTCTATTTCACTCATCCTGAAACTATTGAAGATGCTGGTGAGATAGTAGGATATAAAATTAAAACAGCTGGTAAGATGATTGACAATCAAATTGTTCTAGAAGGTCTTCTCTCGATTTGTCTATATACAAACGTAGAAGAGGGTAAGGATGGAACTATTACATATTCATTTCTTACAAACAGATTCAAGAAATTCCCTGCTAAAAGTCCAGATGGAATGTTTACTGATGTAAAGATTCCTAACAATTTGCAATATGTTGCAGATACAATTGATGAATATTATAATTAACAATTTAAAACTAGAAAAAAATGTCAAGTATTGGTGGAAAAAAACGAGAAAGCGTACAACAAGAATTCAAAAAATCTGTGGGACTGTTTGAAGCAACAGTGATGGCTATCAATCCAACTATTGAGGAATATAAAGATGTCCTTAATATGGAACTTAAAGAAGATAGTAGGGCTATTGAGTATTTGGGAAAGAGCAATGATGGTAATACAACACTTCGTGTGGATGTATGGCTAGAAGATGTTAAAACCAAAAACAAATTTAAAGCTACATTCTTCCTTGAGGATAAAGAAAGAGAAAACAAAGATGGTTCTAAGAAACAATATATCAATTCTATTGGTGGTTGTTCTTGGGCTGATGATCCTAATAATCTTCCTATATGGTTTAGTGCTAGAGAATATCGTGCAGCACATTCAGGTGAAGAAGAATTATATAACTTCTTACGCACATGGTTGGGTAATTTAGACTATCGTGATGCTGAAACCACTCTTCAAATAGAATGGAAAAAGCTTATGAAAGGAAACACTAAAGACCTTAAAGATCAGATAAATGGTGAATGGTGTACAAGCGTTGTAGCACTAGCCACTATTAAAACTGTTATTAAGGATGATGAAACTAAAGAATATCAAGGAATTTATACAAAAGCATTCCTTCCTGCTTATAGCATTAAGCAATTTAGGCTTGTTAACTATAATGATTCTAAGATAATCAGTGTTTTAAGTCAGAAGAAATCTAAAGATTTGAAGCCTCATGAAAGATTTGTAGTGAATCTTAATGGTGAATATGGATGTAAGGATTACTTCATTCTAAAGGATCTTGTAGAATATAATTCAGATGATAATTTGGTGGCATCAGATAAAACAATGTCTGATGATGGTCCAGATCTATAATATTTTGTGTGTTTGCATTAATCCCCTGCAGAAATGTGGGGGATTTTTTTTATTTTTACAATATGATAACAGGTAGAAAAAAACAGAAATTAACACCAGAGGCAATCCTATCAAAAATAACAGAATTTGATATATTTCGATGGTACATGCCCCATAAAGACTGGAAATTGAATCATGTTACATTTTCTCCCTTCAGAAATGAGAACAATCCTTCTTTTATTATAGGAAATAGGTATGGTAGAATGTCATTTATAGATTTTGCTGACACTTCAAAGAGAGGAGATTGTTTTAATTTTGTAAAAATCTTATTTAATCTCTCTTCCTTGGATGAGATATTAAAAATGATTGATAGGGATTTTGGACTAGGAATATCCTCTGGATCAGAAACTGGTGAATATAGAAAGATAGTGGCTGAATACAAGCAACCTGTAGAAAGTAAGAGATATTCTCTTATTCAGGTGATAACAAGGAAGTTCACACAAGAGGAATTAGCTTATTGGAATCAATATCACCAGGATTTACAAGATTTGAAGGATAACAATGTATATTCTATTAAACAGCTGTTCTTTAATAAACAGAAGTTTCCATTAAAGGAAACAGAGCTTAGGTTTGGTTATTTCTATGATGGGCATTGGAAAATATATAGACCAAACAATGATAGAAAGAATAAATGGGTGCCTAATAATGTACCTATTACAGCAATGGATGGTAAACTTGACATCACAAATTGTGATGTTGCATTCATTAACAAGAGCAAGAAGGATTATATGGTGATGAAAAAAGTGTTTCCCTGCTGTTGTGCTGTTCAGAATGAAGGAATGGGATGTTTCTCACATGAGAATGTAGAATATCTCAAAGCTAATTCTGACAGACAAATCCTATCATTTGATAGTGATGTAGTGGGTGTAGCAAATTCACAACAAATCACAAAGCTCTTTAAATTTGACTATCTCAATGTTCCTAAAAAGTATCTATCTGAAGGAATTAAAGATTGGGCTTTATTAGCAAAAACTCATGGCTTACAAGTTATTGAGGATTATTTAAAAGAAAAACAATTATTATAATGGAAAAGAAGTTATTTGAAATCGATGGTTACAGAATTTGGGCTTATACATACGATGAAGCCTATCAAGATTATTTACGAATATTAAAATTCTAAGTTATGAATCTAGACAGACATGTATGGGAAGGATGGACAGTTCAATCTTTTATTGATGACCTAGAGCCATTATTTAATCAGATTATGGATGGGAATTCTTGGCAAAAACCATTTGCTTCTAAAGAGGAAATAAAAAAATGGTGTATGAATGAACAACCATATTACAAAAAGTATATTCCAGAAGTAGTTAATTATTTTAATCAAAAAGCAAAACAATTATTATGACAACAACTTACAACACAACAAAGGGTGTTCTATTGAATGCACCTGTTCCTGCTCAAACACGCACATATAAGCCTGTAGCTCATGAGCAATTAATTGATCTTACATTAAATAGTATTGAGAAAGCTGGCTTTTCATTAGACAAGGAACTATATTCTTGTTCAAGCAGTGGACAAATAGCTAATGGTAAATTCACTATAAGCAATGTAGCAGATAGTGAAATGCAATTACAAATAGGCTGGCAGAATAGTTATAACAAAAGCCTCACTCTTAAATTTGCCATAGGAACTAGCATATTCATTTGTCAAAATGGTTGTGTATCAGGTAATTATGGAGCTTTTAAGAGAAAGCATGTAGGAGAAATACAAACATTCACTCCTCAAGCTATTACAGACTATATTCTTCAAGCAGGAGAAGCTTTTAGAAGAATCCAGAGAGAGCGTAATGAGATGAAGAACATTGAAATTACCTCTAGGATTAAAGCTGAGCTTATTGGTAGAATGATTGTTGAAGAGAAATTCATACAATCTACACAGCTTAACATCATCTCTAGAGAATTAGAAGCTCCTACACATGATTATAATGCTCCTAACAGCTTATGGGAATTGTATAATTATACAACATTTGCTATGAAGGAATTACATCCTTCTATATGGATGGATAATCATATTAAAGCTCACGAATTCTTTGTGAATAAATCAGGACTATTGGTTATGCCTCAAGAACCAAGTCCACTTGTACAATTAGAAATGTTTTAATATGAACTTTGATAAATTTAAAGATTGCTTTCATGAAAGCTGGCATACAAAAATTCAACCTTTTGTAGAGAGTGAGCAGTGTGACAAGATTTATGAGCATCTCAAGAAAGAAGTTAAAAGGGGCAAGAGAGTTGCCCCTCTTTCTTGTAATATTTATAGATGTTTCATGGAAACTCCTCTTACAGATGTAAAAGTGGTGATGGTGGGTATGTGCCCCTATCACTCAAGTAAGTTTGACCAACCAATAGCTGATGGTCTTCTTATGGGATGTTCTACAACACAGGTGCTACAACCTTCATTAGAACAGTTTTATGGAGCTATTGAAAGAGAGCTATATGATGGTCTTGATCTTAAACATTTCAAGAATCCAGATGTTAGCTATTTAGCTCATCAAGGAGTGCTAATGCTTAATGCAGCTTTAACAACAGAAATAGGAAAAGCTGGTTCTCATATAGAATTATGGGAGCCCTTTACAAAATATCTGTTTGAAGAGGTGCTGTATTATTCAGGAGCTCCTGTTATATTCCTAGGAAAGGATGCTTCCAAATATAAGAAGCATTGTGCTCCTTTCACATGGATATTCACTCTATCACATCCAGCATCTGCATCTTACAAGAATACAGATTGGGATTCTGAAGGAGCGTTTGGAAAAGTTAACAAAATTCTTAAAGACAACAACAATTTTAACATTGAATGGTTAGACATGCTACCATTCTAAAAATCATCAATTATGAGAAATTTAAAATATGGAGGACAATTAGAAATAGGAGATTTTATTGCTGTTAGCAATGGTAATCACATTGATCTTGGATGGTATTGTGGAGATGGTAGTAATACTTTACAATATTATAGTTATGTAGTTCCAGCAAGTGCTCATAAACAATATAAAGATTGGTTAAATCAATCAGACGCAGATAGAAGTGCATGGAGAACTAAACTATACACTAAAGGATTCACAAAGAAGTGTTTATGGAAATCTTATATAAATACTGTACATAGCACAAGAGTAGTAAAAATTGTTCGTCCAGAAGATATATTTACAAATAAAGAAGATAGAGATAACTATGAAGAATCAAAAGAAGCACTAATTACATTAAATTTCATAAAATAATAAATTATGATCATCGAAAAACAAACAGAAGCAAACATTGTTAAAGAAGGAGAATCCCAAGAATCTATTGGGATGTCCTTAGATTTAGATTCTGCACAGATATTGATGCAGATGTTAAGTAAGAATCTATATTCAGATTCAATTGGTTCCACTGTTAGAGAATGTGCTAGTAATGCACTAGATAGTCACAGAAGAGCTGGTGTTGATAAGCCTATTGTTGTATCATTTAAACCAATAGGAGGACAATATGAATTCTCTGTAGAAGATTTTGGTGTAGGACTAGATGCTGATGATGTAAAGAACATTATTAGTAAATATGGTAAGTCTACCAAAAGAAACAGTGCTACAGAACTTGGGATGATGGGACTCGGATTTAAAGCACCACTAGCTTATAGCTCTAGTTTCTATTTTATATGTCGTAAAGATAGTGTTGAAAGAAAGTATATGATGTATGAGGGAGAAGACACAAACACTATTGATCTATTGTATGAGAAAGCTACAAAAGAGGGTAATGGTGTAAAGGTGATTATTCCTGTTAAATATGGTGATAGAAGAGAATTCTATAGTAAAATTCAAGAGCAATTAGCCTATTTTCAGAATGTATATTTTGATTGTGAGGATAATATAGATAATAATTTTATTATATATAGGAATGACCTTTTCCAATTCTCTCAATTAGCCACTGATAGCAATTTACATATATGCTTGGATGATGTGTATTATCCTATAGATTTCAATAAGATTGGGATAAATAGTTTAAATTTCCCTATAGCATTGAAATTTGGGCTAAGTGATGGGATATTCCCCACTCCAAACAGAGAATCTATCAGATATACCAAAGAAGCTAAAGAAACCATTCTTAAGAAAATAGGTGATGTAGCTGATTATTTTGTAAAGAAGTATAATGAAACTATTAGCGATAGTGATGATTTAGATGCTATTTTACGTTATTATGACAATTCAAGTAAATTATTAGATTGGCATAATAAACATCTAGACATATCTGGTATAAGCCAATATTCTAAACTTTCATTTACATCTCCTAAACTTAAAGGAGTAGAACTTTTAAATCTTGAAAGGCTGTATAAGATGAGAGATTATATATTCTGTGAATTTGAAAAGAAGTTCACTTATGATCATAAAAGATTTCGTCAGTGCAAAACTTCTTATTCCACTCGTTTAAACTGGAATAGATGGGTAAATGTTAGTGACATCTATAAATATGATGATAAGTTAAGTATTGTAATGAAAGATTGGATAAAGGCTAATTTCGATAGTAGTAAGAGTTATATCTTTGTTAAGAAGGTAAACTCTTTTAAGCTTGGTAATTACAAGAGTCAGGAATATAAAACATATCATCAGTTGCTTGGTCTTGGAAGTAAACCAAAATCTCAATGGAGACAGCTCATTAAAGAGTTTCATATTGCTATTGGTACAGTGACAGATAAATTCCAAAGTTTAGATGCTGTTGAGATTCCTCAGAGCTTCAGAGACAGAAAGAAGAAAGCTAAAGTTGTAATCTCAGCATCTGGTGTTAAAACCAGAAGAATAAAGCTACAGGGAGAAATGAATGGTAAAATAGCAACATCTCTAGAAAGAACAGTGGATGGGCAGAGTTGTAAATTTGTTCCTATACTATTACAAATGAATGAGTTATACAAACGCAAGTCTCTTATGGTGTATGGAAAGGAAGCAGACAAAAAACAAATGGATTCATTATTTAGATCATTTAAGAATAATGTTGAATTTGTCATACTTTCTGACAGAGAGTTTAATAACATGCAAAAAGTTAATTTACACAATTGGAAAACTATGGAAGAATTTATGAAAGGAGATAGTAAGCCCTTTAAGAGAATTGCTACAGCTTATTTGATTGATAGGTTGAATGATAAATACACAGATACATTTGTAGAAGATAGAAATATCGTAAAAGATGTTTCTACAGATTTATTTGATAAAATCCTTATTCTTGAAAAGTATAGGGATTTACATAGTAAATATTCTGATTCTGATGTAATTAGTGCAATTATAGAAATGGCTGAAGCTAATCAATTGTATGATATGGAAATATATCCTATATATAAGGATGTCAAGAATATTCTTGAAAGACTTCCATTCATTAATGTCATATGTGAAGCTAGTAATGGTAGAAAATATAATGGTGAAGAAAGTATTAAATGGAAACTAGTTATGACAGATCTGTTTAAATATCACAGACAAAAAGTAAATTGGCAGAACTACAAGATTAAGCTAAACGATGAAATAGTTACACCTATCACAGATGAAATCATGGAACAATCATAAATCACAATTTAAAACAAAAAAAAATGAGTTTATTTAACCTCGACTGGTTTAAGTCAAAAGCAAAAGTAATTGCAGATCTTGAAAAACAACTTGAAAAGGAAATTCAAGAGCTAGCAAATATGAAAACTGGTTCTAATTTTCCTCCTTATCCAGGATCAGATTATGATGTGGATAGTACAAAACCTTATATAACCATTAAGTTGGTTAATGATGTTCTCACCATTGTACTTAATGATGGGAACATATTTAGTAAGCCCAATGCTACAATTGAGGACTTCACTAATGCAAGAAATGCTAGAACAGAAGATGAGCTATTTAATGTTTGTACATCAGCAGAGGTGTTAGCTGATAAGAAAGCTAGAGAAGCAGAAATTGCTAGAGCTAAAGCTATTCTTGAAGGTATTGAGAAGCTTAAAAGCTATTCTCATGAGTTTCGTGTAGAAGGTACATCTGTTTATTTCAAGGGTATTGATAGAACTCTTCCTCAGGTGATGATAGAAGAAATCTTGACAATTATTGATAAATATAAATATGCAGATTTTACACAAATGGATGAGTATCAAGCAATTAAGAGATTCTTTATGTGGTGTTGCCTCAATCCAAGAGCTGAAGTTGCTAATGAACTGTATAGGTTTCTAAAAGATAATTCCTTCAGAATCACAAAACAGGGCTTCTTTGTTGCTCTTAGGAATGTTGTTACACTTCATGGAAGTAATCAGCTTGTTCAATTTGTAAGCAATGTTTATAACAAGGTGAAAGCTGTTTGGAAAACCAATCCTAGTGAATATCATGTATTTCTTAATAATGGTGCATATGAATTAGTTCATGAAGATGCTATTTATGAAGATGTTGAGCAAGCTTGTAATGA